GGATCTGGTTCAAAATCAATTGGTGGTTCATCAGGATCTGGTTCAAAATCAATTGGTGGTTCATCAGGATCTGGTTCAAAATCAATTGGTGGTTCATCAGGATCTGGTTCAAAATCAATTGGTAATTCTTCATCAAACTCTTGATTAAAACTACCATATTTTATTCCATTTTCTAATAATTTTTTACAAGATCCGAATGGACTACCACTTAATAATATACTACATTGTTGACTATAAAGTCCGTCAGAAATTTTTTTTACCATAATAGTAATATTACCGATGCCATTAGGATATAATTTTAATATTTGTTTGGATACTTTTTTAATAGATGATATATCACACTTAGATGTTTCATAACCACTGCAATCATTTTCACTTGATGTTAAATCAGTAAATTCTTCTATTAAATCGTTGTCAATTATTCCAATAACCATATCGTCAATAATTTTAATTTTAGCATTAGGACCTAATGTATTTTTAATACTATCTTTGGCTGATGCAATACTATTAACTTTATTATTTTTAATTTCATCTTCTCTAGTAACATATACATTTTTAGTAAAATAGAAATATGTCATGGTTAAAGGTATTGTAATAATTAATCCAAAAATAGCAATAAATAATAATTTAAGCAATGTAAATTTACTGTTTGAAAATAATGCAAATAAATAAAATAATGCAAAAAATATAATATAATAACTTAATATTGGTATTATAAATAATGTACCAGGTGGTTGAGGATACATGTACATAATAAAAGTTTATTCTATTAAATAAAAATATAATAAAATTATTCATAAAAATTTAAAGAATCTTCATCTTCTTCATCACTTATATTATCATATGTTTCAATATCATAATTATTTAAATCATCTATTTTATTTTCATCATAAATATCCATAGTAACATCATCATTATTAATTAGTTCGTTATCATTTGTTAATTCGTTATTATCAATTAATTCATCTTCATTATTAATTATATTATTATCATTCTGATATAATTCATCGTAATTAATTGATTCATTATCAGTAATTAATTTATGATTATTAAAATTTCTATAATAATTTGTATTTTCACAATTAACATGATATTTGTTATCAAATTTTTGATAATTAACAAAATATTCAGGATTAATATTATTATTTAAATTTATAGATTCATATTTATTAATAGTAGAACTTTTATTTAATTTCATTGTTCTAATAAAATAGAAAATAATTATTAAAAATAATAATACTAAAATTATAATAGAAAAATCTATATTATCATTTAGATTATCATTAGTTGATAATATAGTTACTAATGATAATACAGTTGCAATAAATAATAAACAAATTAAAAAAATATTAAAACATCTTTTTGTGTTTAAATTTAAAATCATTAAATATAATACTCTATTAAAATATATATAAAAAAAAATTAATTATATATGATATAAAATGTTTGATTTAATAAATAAATATTATAATAATAGATTTAGTGATTTATATATCGTTCAAAATAAAAGTGAATGTAAAAAAGAATATTTGTTAATATTTGGTGGAACATTATATTGTATTCCAAATAAATCAAATAGTATTGATAATTGGGCTGTGAAACAAAATGAAAAAGGTTTATCAGCAAATATTCCAGTAAATTCCAATGATCCAATAGGAATTAATAATGATAGATTATTAGTAAGAGGTTATTAAAAAATGATAATTTATTAAAAAAAAAAAATTAATGTTTAAAATTACAAAAGAATATGCAATTAAAATTTTAGAAAATATAATAAAAAAAATAAAAAAGGATGAAATATTATTATTCAGTTTAAATAAATTAAAAAATATATTAGTTGAAGAATTCAATTTTGTAAAAAATATAAATAATAATTTGGAAAAGGAAGATGAGGAAGAACCACCAAAGAGACCATATATCTATAAAAAAAAAAAAAAAAAAAAATTACCTAATAGAAAATGAAGTACCGCAACCACAAGAAGTAGCAAAACTTTTATTAGGAATAAATACAAATTTATTTTCAAATAAACCTTTTGAATAATTTTCGAAAATATAATCAATTTTAGTACCACAAAGTAAATATTCAGATTTTGGATCAATTAATATATTTTTATTTTCTTTTTTTATAATTATACTTTTAAATTTATTATTATTAATAATATACTTATATTTATTTGAATCAATTGTTTTAAAATCATAATTAAAACCATTACAACCACCACTATTTGCTGATAATAAGAAATTATTAATATTATTTTTTTTTGAAATTTCAAAAATTTTTTTCCATGCATTTTGTGTAACAATTATATCTAAATATTTATTCATATCTTAATAAAAAATGATATAAATATTATTATTAATTATACAAATAATGACTTTAAATGATAATAATTTATTAAATATATTACATAATATTTTGAAAGAAAAAAGTATAAAAAATATAGCAGAAGAATTAAATATCGCACAAGGAACAATAAAAAGATGGATAGAATTGAAAAATGTTCCTAAATTATATACCTTTGAATTAATGAGAATTGCAAATATAGATATAGATTATACAAAATTTACATCTAAAGAAAAAGATCAATTTTTTACACCAAAAGAAACTGCAGAAAAATGTTATAAAAAATCATTAGAAATTTTAAGTGAATATAATGAAAATGAGAATGAATATATATATATTGAACCATCTGCTGGAAATGGAAATTTTTTGAATATATTACCATCAAATAGAAGAATAGGTATAGATATAGAACCAAAAAATGATGAAATAATAAAACATGATTTTCTGAATTGGTTACCACCAAATAATATTAACAATAAATATATAGCAATTGGTAATCCACCATTTGGTTTAAGAGGACAACTGGCTTTAAAATTTATTTTACATGCAAATAAATTTGCAGATTATGTATGTTTTATTTTACCACAATTATTTGAAAGTGATGGGAAAGGCGTGCCTCGTAAAAGAGTAAAGGGATTTAATTTAATATATAGTGAAAAATTAAATTCGAATTTCGAAGAACCAAATGGTAAAAAAATTAAAATAGAATGTATATTTCAAGTTTGGTCTAAATATCACGAAAATATAAAATATAAAATAAAAGATAATGATGATACTATTTTAAAAATATATTCATTATCTGATGGGGGTACACCATCATCAACAAGAAATGTAAAAATGTTTAATAAATGCGATATTTATATACCTTCTACATGTTACGGAAAAGATAATATGAGATATTATGAAACTTTTAATGAATTACCAAATAAAAAAGGTTATGGAATTGTTTTTAATAAAGATAAAAAAGCGAATTTAATTAAATTTAAAAATATTGATTGGACTACTGTAGCATTTTTATCTACAAATTCTGCTTATAATATAAGAACATCGCAAATAAAAGATAAATTTTGAAAACAAAATATAAAAAAAATGATTATCCTTGCAAATTTTTTTCAATTAACAATATAATATGTATACTCAAATGATAATTGACGTAATTGAAGATCAAAAAAAAAAACAATATATGAATGGTATTGATTGGTCTAATTCAAAATTTAAAGAAATAAATGATTTAGTTGCTAATAATGTTGGTAATGTAGGTGAAATAATTATAAATAATATATGTAACAATCTTAATATAGAATGTACTATCGATGGTTCTAAAACTAAACAAATAGGAGGTGGTAATGGTGATGGAAAAATTAAAAAAAAAAATACAGAAGTAAAAACAGCTAGATTAGGAAATAATAATACATTTCAACACGAATTAGGAGAACATCCATGGAATGTAGAATTTATGTGTTTTGTTGATGTAACTCCAGAAAATATGTATTTAAGTATTATTCCAAATTTTTCAAAAGAACATTATGAAAAACAATCAAGAACAGCACAACCATATTTTAATAAATCAATTACACGTAGAAAAGAAACAAGTAAAGAAAATTCAGGTGCTTTTAAATTAACAATCAATGAAACAGATTTAAAAAAATCGAATCATACAATTATTTTAAATGAAAAAACACCAGAAGAAATAGAAAGATTTATAAATTCAATTATAGAATAATTAATGTATATCACCAATTTTTTCAAATGAATCTATTTGAATAATTTTATCTGCTAATTTATCTGCCTTGGATATAATTTTTTTTTCATTTTCTGTAATAACTTCCTTATTTTTTAATTTTTTTCTTATAATATCTGCATCATAAGAAATTTGAATACCCTTACCTATTTGATTTAATCTATCATTTACATCATTTGATATAAAAATATTTTCAGTTAATAAATCTCTTACTGAATTAGGTGTAGATATTAATTTAGCTACTTCACTTGTTAATTTATCTTTTTGAGGGTAATAATTATCACCAAATGGATAAGTAAATATTTTAATGAATGAACCCATAATAGGTATTGGAAAATTATTAGAAATAGCATATGTAGAATTTTGTATATTATTAAAATGATAATTCATACTAGATTCTAATAGTTTATCAATATTACTTATATGTTTATTTTTTTCATAATACCATAAACAAGCATATCCCATATAAATATTACTTAAAATATCAGCATATCTACCAGATATATATTCATTTGTTTTAATTTTACCACCCATTAATAATGCAATATTAGATGTTAATGCAAAATTAGAAACAACTCTATTAAGATGATGTTGATAATATTCTGTTATATTATTATTTTTTTTATTATATAATTTTAAATAAATAGAATAATATAAAGATGTTTTCAAATTATAAATACTATGTTTTATAATTTTAATAAGATTTTTATGAAATTCATCTATATTATTACCATCTTGTATTGTTTTAATTATATTTAATAAATGTGGATGAGAACGATTTAATCCTTGTCCGAATATTATTAATGATCTAGTTAATGTATTCGAACCTTCAACAGTTATTGCTATAGGCATTGCACTATATGCAGATGCTAAATAATTCATAGGTCCTTTTGAAATAGCTGCACCACCTAAAATATCCATACCATGATTAATACTTATTCTACCATATTCAGTACATTGATATTTCATAATTGCTGATAAAACAGGTGGTTTTTCATTATTTGCAATAATAGAATTAAAAAGAGCTTGTGCTGAAATTAATTGATAATTTTTAACTGCTATTTCTGCTAATTTTTCTTTTATACCTTCCATCTCTGCTATTGGAATATTAAACTGTTTTCTAATACGTGCATAACCACCTACACCATATGTGCATAATTTTGATGTTGCCACTGCTAATGCAGGTAATGATATACCTCTTCCTTCACCTAAACATTCCATTAACATATTCCAACCATAACCACATTTTTCTTCACCGCCAATTACAGAATCAATTGGAATGAATACAGAATTACCACTTATTGTACCATTCATAAATCCTATATTTAAGGGATTATGACGATTACCAATATTAATACCTGGTGTAGAATTAGATATAAGTGCAACTGTTATTCCTTCCTTTCCTTTTTTTAATAAATTATTAGGATCTTTTAATTTAAATGCTAAACCTATTAAAGATGCAACGGGTGCTAATGTAATATATCTTTTTGAAAATGTAACATTTATACCTAATACATTATTCTTTATTGTAACAATTCCTTCATCGTACATTGATGCCGCATCTGATCCCGATTTTGATGTTGTTAAACCAAAACAAGGTATTTCTAATCCTTTGGCTAATCTAGGTAAATAATATGCTTTTTGTTCTTCTGTTCCATAATGATATAATAATTCTCCGGGACCAAGAGAATTTGGTACCATTACAGTTACAGCTGCTGCACCATTGCGTGATGCAATTTTTTCAACAATCTTTGAATGTGCATGGGCACTAAATTGTAATCCGTCAAATTTATTAGATATAACAAGTCCCATAAATTTATTATCTTTAATATATTTCCATACAGAAGGTGGTAAATTTTGTTTTGTTTCAATATCATGATTATCTAAAATTTCACATAATTTATTAGTTTCGTTATCAATAAATTTTTTTTCATCATTTCTCAATTCAAAATTATATTTATTAATTAAATCTTTTATTTTTAAGTTACCATTGAAAATATTTCCATCAATAGATACTGTACCTGAATTTAGTGCTGCAGCTTCAGTTTCAGATATTTTCGGCATTATTTTTTTAGCATAATTATATATATATGGTGTTATAAATTTTTTCATACTATATTAAATAATAATCTTTTTAAATAAATATAAAAATCTATATAAACAAAAAAGATTTATTACTAAATAGAAATATGGAAAATTTAGTAATTGATGAAAACAAAGTTTTAGAAGATGAAAAAAAAAAAAAAATTATTGCTTTAGCTTTTCAAGGAGAAAATTTTTCTTCTAAATTTTTATTATGTTGGACTAATACTTTGAGTTATTTATGGCAATCTGGTAATTATGAATTTTTAATTGCATGTGGTGATAATCAATCATCGATTCATTCACGTTTAAGAACTTTAGGTTTAAATAATGAAATACATAAACCATTTAATAATACTAAATATGATTATTGGATTTCAATCGATCATAATATGTTGTTCACACCACAACAAATTATTGATATGATTAATTCATTAGATGAATATGATGTTGTATCAGGAATGTATAAAACCGATGATGCAATTAATTATAATGTTATAAAAAAAATAGATAGGGATTATTTTGCAAAATATGGTGGTTTTAAATATTTAAATCAAGAAGAATTAGATAAATGGAAAGAAACTTCTGATAATAAATATATGGAAGTAGAATATGTAGGATTATCATTTTTTGGTGCAAGATCAGAGGTATTTGATAAATTAGTTTATCCATATTTTGATGGTAATAATTTAGTTATTGATAAAGAAGATGGTTCTAAATATAATGTTGTTCCATCAGAAGAATATAATTTATGTAAAAATATAATTGATGCTGGATATAAAATAATGCTAAATACAGATTTAAGATTAGGAAGTGCGGTTAAATTGGTAGTTTAATTATTTTTTTTCTATATTTATTATAGAAAAATGACTACTGTAATTGGAGGAGGTGTAAAAAAAGCGTATGAAGTAATTGGAAAAAAATCTATATGTGGTAAAAAACGTGTAATATACAAAAGAGTTTCTGGTAAACCTACAAGAAAAGTTTATATGAAACATAAAGGCAAATTCTGTCAAGTTAAAAAATTTGTTGCAGCTATGGTTGCTGCAGGTAAGTGGAAAAAACGCACTACAACCAAAAAAAAATCATCCAAATCATGCAAATCTAATCAACATAGAAATTCTAAAACCAGCAGATGCAATAAAAATAAAGTTAAAAAAAGTCCTAAAAAAAAGAGGTCGTAAACCCAAAGCTTAAATAATAAAAATTATATAATATTTTATTTTTATTAAGATTTATTAATTAAATTAATTAATCAACATAAGCATATCCTTCTGTATAACATTTTTTTGCGTGCATGTAAATTTTTTTTGCATTAAAATCAGGATAATTATCTTTAATAAATTTTTTTTGTTCTTGGTAGAAATCATCAAAAGTTAGTTTTTTAGTAGTTTTAATATCATTATTTGTAGATCTTTTAGGATTTCTTCTTGGCAAATTATTTGTTTTTTTAATATTGAATCCCAAACATTGTCTTTTATTTGGATTAATATTATCTTTTTCAATATCTTTTTCAATATTTTTTTCAATATTCTTTTCAATATTTTCTTTAATCATATCTTCTGTTACATTTAAAATTTTTGTTTCTAATCTTGAAAGTTCTCCTAAAATATAATAAATATAAGCGTATTGAATTAGTATAATAATTGAAAATGTTACTGTAATATTTAGTAATTTATTATCAAAATTAATATTATTAAATAATTCTAACGAATTATTATTAAACGAAGTAATTGTTTTTACTAACATATTGTAATAGTCTGAAATATTATAATTGTATGAAATATTATTATAATTTGTAAAGTAATAAATAATAGTAGTAATATTCATATCAAGATGATATATTATATTCATCATCTAATAATCATTTTTTTTATTAATACTAATTATATATTTATTTTATTTTTAGTTATTTTTAGGCATTTCTTGATCATAACATAAATTATGAATAAATAATTTATCGTTTCTACCAACTCTTTGCGCTCTACCAACCGCTTGATTTTTATATAAACCCATTGAATGAAATATTATTACATCTGTTGCAAAACTAATATCTATTCCCGAACCAGCATGATAAGTATTTAATAATATAACTTTTATTTTAGAAGTTTTAAAATCATCTAAAATATTCATCATATGATTTGTTGTACCTTTTAATTCACCATATGAGATATTGTTTTCTTTAAGTTTTTCAATAATTGAATTAAAACCTGTTTCATATTTGCTAAAAACAAGAAATTTACCAGTTATTTTATTTTTAATAATACTAATTAATGTATCGACTTTTGTTAATAATGTATTTTCATTAGTTATTTCATTTTTATTATTTGTTATCGCAATCATATCATCTGTATTAATTATACTTCTACATTCAGGACATTTAGAATTTTTATTTATCCAATTAATTAAACAAACACCACAATATGAATGAGTACATTTTAAGATTATAGGTTTATCTAAAATATCCATACAAATAGCACATGTTTTATTAGATAATTCTGTAACTCTTTTTTTGAGATTATTTAATTTATCATTTAAATTAATTAAATCATTATTTAACTTATCTAATCTTTGACTTTTAATATCATCTGGTATATCTAATATATTTACATAATCTATTTCTTTTTTTTTATTTTCAATATCTGTATTTATATCTTTAGATACTAATTCCACCATATCATTTTCTGTTTCTGTTTTACCACCTAATTCTTTAATAGCACCAACAATGTCATTTGCATTTAATTTATCAATTATACTATTTGAAATTAAATCTTTAATTGCCATAAATTGTATTGGCATTTTACATAAATAATATTTTTCTTCAGGTACAGGTAACTTAAAACTATTTCTTACAAATTCTTTTTTACATTTAATTAACATTAATTTAATATTTTTAATATCATTAAATACTTGTCGAATATCATATAAGATAGCAGTAGGTGATCTTATTGAATTAATTAATTCTTCATAAGTCCCAGATATTAACCATAAATAATAATAATGTAATATTGGTATAGTTTTAATAATATCATGTGCTTCATCAATCATAACTCTCTTCCATCTGAATAAATAATTAAAACATGATGCTGTTGCTATATTATTATAAAAATATTCATTATAATATCTAAATAATACTTCTAATGTTGTATTTTTAATTAATACAACATCATAATCATTAAAATATTCTAATATAATTTCATTTGTAATATTTTCCGGATTTGGTAAATTTTTTTTTATAAAATTTAAATTATCTATTGCTAAATATTTTAAATTAGTATCTTGTTTTAAAGTTTTTTCCCACTGTACATAAACTGGTCCCCGTGGTACAATTATCAATGTAGAATTAATCATATTAGTATTTTTTTTTATAATTTTATTATCTGTCGAATAACTAAAATATGAATAATTAGAATTACTTATAAAACTTTTTTCATATTTTTTATTTAAAAAAATATCATCTAATTTACATTCAGATATTATTGATAATGCTGTTAAAGTTTTACCATAACCAACTATATCACCTATTATACCTATATTAGTATTAATATTATATTGACCATTTAAACATGTATTATATATATCATTATGTTTAGAACCATCTATATTATATTTTATACTTCCAAATTTTTCCATAATAGATGCTTTTTTTAAACATGCTAATTGATGAGGTTTTAATTGAATTGATATTAATGATGGTTGTTTATTTATTGCGGAAGTTTCATCTAATTCTAAATCATAAGTTTCGTCTAGATTTATTCTTGTCATTTATTAAAATTAAATAATATTATAGATAAAATATATACACAATATATATAATCATTTTTTATTTATATATTTATTATAAAAAAAAGTACATTTCATTAAATAATTTCAAATTTATAAATCTTTTCTTAAAAATATAAATAAATATAAAAATGTACTTTTTATTCAATATTATTAAAAAAAATGATGATCAATTAATTTATATTTTATAAATTGACAATTTATATTTAGTATAATGATTGATTCTAGAGCTGCACTGAAAAACTCAATTGATAAAATTTACAATATTAAAACAAATGAAGAATATAAAAATATCAAAAAAGAATTAAAATCTCTACAAAATGAAGTTATATGTACTTCACTTTATTTTCAATATTTTGATTTTGAATTATCTGAAAATATTAATATGCGTCGTCAATATTATTTAAATATTGCTGCTGATTTAGCAAAACAGTCTAATATGTTTCAAAAACATGGTGCAATTATTGTTTATAAAAAAAATATAATTGGTAAAGGTTACAATATTTTTACAAATCAAGCTAGAAATAATTATAGTATGCATGCTGAAATTGTTGCAATTAATAATGCAACTAAAAAAAAAATAAATAAAGATATTCTAAGTAAATCTGAACTATTTGTTGTTAGAATTAGTAACTGTAATGTACTTAAATATTCTAAACCATGTATTAATTGTCAAAAATATATTAATAAATTTAATATTAGAAAAACATATTATTCTACTAATTATGAATATGATAAAATGATGGGTTATGAATTTATTGAATGTAATGATTTTTAATTAAATTTGTAAATTTACAGATGGTATAACTCTTCTTATATTTTTTTTTAAAATAGTCGGTCTATTTTCTTTATTGAAAATTTCATTTAATAACTCTTCTCCTGACAAATGTTTTAACTCTAATATTTTTTCTTTTATTTCTGTCATTTTAACAGGAACCTTTACTTTTCTTTCATTAGCTTTTATTTTTCCATGTTGTGTATTTAAATCTTTATATTGGTAATCAAACATAAATTTTTCTATTTTTCCTTGCAATGCTTTTTGATGTACTTTTCTTTCTTTAATAGCTATTTGTAATTTTCTAATTTGATCATCATATTTAAACCAATCACTAACCATCGTTTTTAAATCATTTAATTCATCTTCAGTTGGTTCTTTATGACTTTCTAATAAATTATTTATAAAAGAATTACCATCACCTTTGGTACTAGAACTCATAATATTTAATAATAAAGTGTTATCTTTAAATAAAAATTATTTATTTTGATATTTATTTATAAAATTAATTATATTTTCATATTCTCTCTTTTTTGAAAATTCCGCTATATTTTTACCCCCTTTATATGCTATAAATGATGGAACTAAATCAATTTGCATATTATCATTTAATTGAGTCATATCTTCCCTATTTATAGAAATTAATATTATTTTACTATCATTTTTATATATATTTGTTATCTCCTTCCATAAACCTTTTATCATAACACAATAAGGACATGTGTCTGTATAATAATAACATATTACTATATTATTTGGAATAATTTTATTTTTAATTTTATTTATATTCCGTGATGATATTTTATAATGTGTCATTATATTTATTCTATTTTTAAATTATAAATTATTTTCTATAAATAATACACTAAATAATTTTAAAATTATATTATAGATAATTATAATGAATTATGATTTAGATATTAAACCATTTAATGATATTCCATACAATAGTATAAATAATAATACAAAATCATACGATTATGATATTGTTAAAGAAGAAAAATGCGCTTCATCATCTATTGGAACAGTGTGTTCTTATACTTATAAAACAATTTATAAAAATGAATTTCCACCCGCTAATCCACCATATTCTATTGATAAACCATCTTTAAAAAATATTGACTTGGATCTAAGACAGAAATCACTTAATATATCTTGTGCTAGAACTAAAATGTTAGAAGAAAAATATAATAATAATAATGAAAAAGATCTATTAGCAATATTAAATAATATTACCGATCCTATTAAACCTATCAATTATAATTATGTACAAGATTTACAAATGTTAAGAGGAAATAAAGTTCATTATAAAAGTTGTAATATTAAACCACATGATTATTCAGATGGTAAATGGATTACTCAACATAATAATGATGTTAAAAATAGTATAGATAATAATTTATTCAATATTAATACAAAAAGAAAAACTAATTAAACTTTTTTTTAATTTTATTTAATAATACATCTCTTTTAATATATTTATTATTTTTTGTTACATTTATTTTTAAACTTTTTGCATATTCTCTTAATGCTTTAATATCATATAATTCAATTTTTAATTTTTTTCCTCCTCCAACCATACCTAATATTTTATCGGAATTCATTAAAACTTTCTATTATATAGTAAATTTATTTATTAAATTTAATTGCTGCTATTTTTTTTATAAGAGTTTCTTTTTTAATTGGTTTTACATTACCATTTTTTCTTACTGTTATTTTAATACCTAATTTTTTGCATATTTTCATTAATTGTTCTTTACTATATTTTTTATCTAAATATTCTTTATACAACCCTTTTCTTGTTCTTTTTTTTACATCTGTTTTTTTAACACCTGTTTTTTTAACACCAGTTTTTTTAACACCAGTTTTTTTCTTTTTAGCATCCTTTTTTTTTATACCACCCGCTTGTTTTAACATTCCACATGCTTGACCACCCTTTCTTGTTTTTTTCTTATTTTTCTTTTTAACATCCCTCTTTGTTTTTTCAACTTTTTTTTTACGTCTACCACCACCCGATACTACATCACTTGTAGTTTCTTCATTATTTACTGTATCTATTGTGGTAGGTTCTGATGTAGATTCGCTATCTAGTATACTACTATTATTTTCTACTAATTTTTTTAAATTATCAACTGTATCTTGTGTAACATCAGAAGTATTACTAGATCTTTCGTCAGAAGTATTACTTGTCGAATTATCTTCTGGAGTACATATATATTTTTTATCAAAATATGTTAAATGTACATCCGAGCCACCTTTTATTACTTTTCTTCTGTTATTACTTCTTTTTTTTTTTATAAAAACCATTGTTTTCTATATTATATTATTATTTTTTTTTTAAAATACATTTATTTATTAATGTTTCTTGAGTATTATCTTTTTCAATTATATTTTTTAATTCTTTTTTATAATTTTTAATTTTTAATTTATTATCTTTAATATTATTTTTTAATAATTTCTTACCTTCTTTATCTTTTGAATCGGTTGTTTCTAATTCTTCTGTATTTTGATTTAATTTATTAGTTTCATTAGCAATATTTTCTTTTAATTTAACTATATTATTATTTTCAGTTATATCAACATTAATATTATGAAATACTGGATAAGCAAAATTTCTGGCATCTTTTTCTCTATTTAAATATGATATATATCCAGATATACTATTTAGATATTTTTCTGCACCTTTTTCTGTAAATGTAGTATCTTCTTTTAAATATTTTGAAGTAAATTCATCATAATCTTCTGGAATTAAATCTGTTTCTTTCATTAAATTTATTAATTTAATTAAATGCATTGGATCACTTGTATATGGTGTTGCAGTCATTAATAATAATTTAACACTATCTTTTCCTGATAATTTATATGATGATTTAATTTTATCATTCATTATTTCAATATTTGGTCTTTCAGCAGCAATTGTATCAGGTGAATATAATTTATGTGCTTCATCTATAATTACTAATGTTTTTCTTAAAGGATCTGTTTTACCATTAATTTTTGTCATTAATTTATAAATTTTATTTTTTTCTGATAACATATTCGAAAATTGTTTATAACTTATCGGCATTATCCATTGTTTTGATAAATATTTTAAATAATTTTTTTTTATATCCTTTGGAATATCTTCACCTTTTATTATTTTTCTTCTAATTACACTAGAACATACTTGTTTAAACATATTTTTCCATATATCCGCTTTTAATGTATGTTTTGTTACCCATAATATTGTATAATCATGTTCTTCAAAACCTTTTGTTGCTGTTGCTATTGCAGAACAAGTCTTACCAGTACCTACACTATGCCATAATAATAATCCTTTATATGCTGAAGAATTATTAAAGAATTTTGATACAAATTCTTGTGTTGGTGTTAATGTTATTAATCTTTCATCTTTTGATTCTATTGAAGGTGGTAAATTTTTTGCAGGCAATGGCAAAGATTTACCTCCTAATAATTCATTTAAATTTTTTTTTTCATTTGTATCTATTAATTCATTATTATTATATACTAAATCATCTTTTTTTTCTATAGATTTAACTTCTTCTTCATTATTATTATATACTAAATCATCTTTTTTTTTTATAGATTTAACTTCTTCTTCATTATTATTAACTTCAGCATTATCTTCTTTTATTTCTTCTTCAGTACAAATACAATTTTTTTTAATTTTTTTTTCCTCCCCACCATATGATTTAATTTTTTTTAAAAATGAATAAGAATATCTTCGTTTTGGTAAATCCTTAGTATTATTATCATTTACGCAATTATTTTTAAAAATTATACTTTCCCATTTGTATTTACTAAATTTATCACTAATATATTTACGCATTTCAATAAATTTTAATATTTTATTAGGTGATTTTTCTAAATTTAAATTTATTCCTTTTTTTCTCTTACCTTTAATACCACCACCAATCGATTTTTTTTTAATTATTAATGGATCTTTAACTTTATCTGCTAAATTGAATGTATTTATATTTTTTTTATATTTTGTATAGATATTTCCATTACTCAATGATTTATCCCCATGTTCATTTATATTTTTATTTAATTCATTATCAATTGAACCATATTTACTTATATTTTCTAATTCTGACGAAAATAATAATTTTGATACATCAATACCACTATGAAACATAAACATATCATGAACATTAGTATTTTGAGACGGTATATTAGAATTGTATTTATATACATGTAAAGGCCAACCTAAATTTGGTTGAAATACTAATCCTTTTTGACCACAAAAACGTGTACCTCTACCTATAACTTGTTTTTCATCTGAATTAGTTATTAAAGGTTCAAATATATGAATATATTTAACATCAAATAAATCAATACCTTCTTTATAACCTGAATCAATTATAATAAATCTAATATTTTTACCATTTATATTATCAGGTCTTTCATTAAATTTTGAAATTATACTTTTTTTTAATTTAACAGGGAAAGGTTTATTATATATTTGAACACTACATAATAATGCAAAATTATTATAATAATTTTTTGATATTTTATTTTCATCTATTTTTAAATTTTTATCATATACATTTGTATAAGCTTTAGTCATTAAGCTAGCTGCTAACATTTTTGAACCAGCCGAAGATTCTTTCAAATCAGTGTAAATAACATGCTTAAAAGTTTTTTTATAATTAATCATATCAGCGTTATCTAATTCTTTAATATTGTTAATTAATGCGATTGCCTTTGGTGATATATTTTCTAAATTTTTACTAAAATCTTTAAGATCAAAATTATTTTTGTCCATTTTATGATTTTTTTCTTGTTTAGAAAAATTACCAACTTTTCTAATACATTGTGCTTCTTTATTAATTTTTTTAAACATTTAGTAATATCTATATTTATATTATATTATAAATATTTAAAAAATATTATTAATTAGAGATTAAATAATAATGGATTATTATTATATTCTATTAATAATATTAATATTTTTATCAATACTAATAGTTTTATATTATCAATATTTTTATAATCGTGAAGATTTTATTGTACTACAAAACAATTATGTATATTATAAAAGAGAAGAAAGAAATAAAGTTAAAAATAATTATAATAATACTACTTTATATCCACCTGATACAAAAGAATATTCATATTCCGAACCTATATATACAAATAATAATCAAGACAATAATATTAATAATATTAGTAATGATAATTATGACAATAATATAAGTTATATAAATGAAGAAAATGTTAATAATGTCAAAAATACTAATAATACTTTTAATGATGATGAATATAGTAATAAAAATATAAAAAGAGAAATTCAATTATATAATAAACAAAAAAAAGAAATGGATATTATTAATGCAAAAAAATTAAAGAATGTAGATAATAATAAAATAAAAAAAAAAGATATTGAAATAATTATAGATGGAATATCATGTTCTCAAAAGGATGGATCAACTATAATTTGTTTTAGTAATAATAATAATTTAATGTATATATCAAATGATTATGGTAAAAATTGGATTAAAAAAGAATTGCCAAAAAATAATAAATGGTCTAAAATTTATTTATTAGAAGTTAGAAAAAATAAATTTAGAATAATATTATTTGGTATAGAAAAAAATATATTTCTAAGTACTAATAATGGTGATTTTTGGAATCATATTAGTACTTTAAAAGGATACGATTTAATTCATTCAGATGATTATAATTATATATATATATCCACAAATAATGGTATATTAATTAATAATAATGAAGGTTTAATATCAAGTGATAATATAGGTTGTATTAATGAATGTAAAGGAATTAACAATTATATAAACAATTATGATGGTATATACAAATTTAGAAAAATTAATGATCCAAATGTAAAAAATAAAAATATAAATTCTATTGCATGTACTCCTGATGGTAATATAATAATAGTTGCAATTAATAATGAAAAAATAAAAGTTGGTAAAATTAAAAAAGAACAAGAACCTAGATATATTAATAAAAAAGAAGAAGATAGAGATAAAGCAAAGTGGAAATATCAGTATAAAGAATCTGATAAAAATCTTGATAATTATGAAGACCAAGAAGGTAATTTAATTTGGAATTTTTATGAAATTTTAGATAAAAATAATGATATAACTTCAATAGGTGTAGTAGAACAGATAAAAAAATCAAGTGCAATATTTGGTACAAACCGATCTCTATATGAATATGGATATGATAAAACATCAAAAAATAGATTGGAAGATAAACAAAAACTTATACCATTTGATAAATATAAAATAAAATGCAATGCTAATTTTCCATGTCCTGATTTAAAGGAAGATATAAAATTACCAAATTATTTAGTATCAAAAATTTTAGTTTATAAAATAGGTTATATAAGATCAATTTATTTAATTATAAATAATTTTTATATAATGTATTTTGATACATCATATAAAAAACATTTAAAAAAAATAAATATAGGTAATTATTTTATAAAAGATTTTGTTATCAATAAAAATGGTCAAAATGGATATTTATTATTAAGTAATGGAAAAATATATATAAATAATAATTTAAAAGAATATTTCTTAGAAGATAAGGCTAAAAAATCAAATTTTGTAGAATTAAAAATCAAAATTAATAATACAAGTTAAAATATTTCATTATAACTTAAGAATTATTAAAATATTATTAAATAAATGACAGATTATAGTCACTTTGTAATATCTGGAGGTGGTTTATATGGTGTCTGTATGTTAGGTGTATTAAGATATTTATATATTGAAAAGAAATTAAAAAATGTAAAACATGTAGCAGGTAATTCAATTGGATCTTTTTTTGCTTTAGCATTTTGTTTAGATATTGAAGTAATTGATTTAGAAAATATTATTAAAGATATTATTTATGATAATAATATAATAATTGATAAAAGTAATTTAGGAAATGTATTTTTATATAATGGCATATTAGATTTAAATATTATTTTAAATAAATTGAGAAAATACATTAATAGCAAATATAACATAAATGATATTACTTTTATAGAATTATCAAAAAAATTTGGAAAAAATTTATATATCAGTACAACAAATATAAATACTGGTGATAATGTTATATTTTCTACAGATAATTATCCTAATATTAGTATTTTTGATGCTACATGTGCATCAATGTCTATACCGTATTTTGCAATACCTGTTAAAATTAATAATGAATATTATATTGATGGTTTATTAACAAATAATTTTCCATTAAATATATTTAAAAACGTACATAAAGATAATATATTGGGTATAGTAATTAAAATCTCATCTGATTTTTCATTAAAAAAAATAGAAAATATAAATTTTACAAATTTTAATAAAAGAATGTTAGAAATATTATTAGCAAATACATCTAAAACTACATTTATTGAACATATTAATGAAAATAATGCAAATATTGTTTTAATTGAGGATTCACCAATAAGAGACTTTATACCTTTTGAAATTAATAATCAATGTGTTGATATAAAATTTAGTAATGATGATATTGATAATTTAATATTAGACGGTTTTATTAAAATATCAAACTATTTCAATTAATTATATAAGAAGTTGATAAATAAAAATATTAATAAGAATGAATCTATTATTTAATAACAGTATTGTTGTAGGTGAATATTCATTAAATGAAGTTGAAAATAAAGTAAATAATAATACAAATAATGATGATATTAATAATAATTGGTGGTACAAATCAAAAAATAATAAAAAACGTGTAATGTTATGTGGAACATATCCTATTGGTACAAGTAATGGTTATTCAAAAGTAGTATATTATATTTGCAAACATATGGAAAAATATGATGATATTGAATTAACAATATATGGATTTCAAAATGTTAATAATACAAAGGGTGCGAATATTAGAAATGATATATCTGATAAAATAATTTTATATGATGTAATGGCAAATGAAAATCCTAAAAGAAATGGCTTTGGTGAAAAAGAAATAGGAGTTTATTTAAAAAAACATCCACAGGATATTATTATAATTTTTAATGATAATATTATTACGACAGCATTAACACAAACAATTATTAAAGAATGTTGGGATCAAAAAAATAATTTTAAATTAATTTCATACATGGATCAAGTGTATCCATATCAAAAAAAAGATTATATTAATTTACTAAATTCTTTCTTCGATGGCGTTATAACTTTTACACCATATTGGAATGATATTGCTAAAAAATTAGGAATAAATAAAGAAAAAATGTTTTTTTTCCCACATGGTTTTGATGAAAAATTATATTATCCAATTGATATGGATATTGCAAGATTATATTTTAAATTACCTTTAAATGATTTTTTAGTTTTAAATTTAAATAGAAATCAACCAAGAAAAAGATGGGATATTACTATTATAGCATGGTGTAAATTTATAGAAAAACATTATAACGAAAATGTTAATAATACAAATAATGATAATATTAAAAAAGATATAAAATTAGTTGTGGGTACAACAATGAATGGATATTGGGATTTAATGGATTTATTAGAAAATGAAATTAAATTTACAAATGTCCCAATAGAATATGCAAAAAAAACTATTTTTAGCGTGGATAGTCCACAACAATTATCAGATAGAGAAATTAATTTATTATATAATGCTTGTGATATTGGTTTAAATACAGCCGATGGAGAAGGATTTGGATTATGTGGTTTTGAAGGTGCTGGTTTAGGTAAACCTCAAATATCATCTTATGTAGGTGGAATGAGAGAATTTTTATCAGATGATTACTCAATATTAATAAAACCTACAATTCCTATATATTTAGATTGTAAATCTGTTGGTATAGGAGGTAAAGCCGAATTAACATCACCTGATGAATATTCAAATGCATTTTGGAAATATTTTACAAATCCTGAATTAGTAAAAGAACATGGTATTAAAAGTAGAAAACATATTTTAACACACTATAGATGGGAAACATTAGTTGAATATTTTTATAAAAAGATATTATTACATATATAATATCTAAAATATTGTATATTAATAGAAAATGGTAGAATGTAGTTTTGAGAAAGAAATAATATGTAAAAAAAAAAATAAAATATGTAATAAAAAAACAGGTAGATGTAATAAAATTCCGGATATTCAAATAAATAATAAGAAATTATTATGTACTAACGATAAAGAAATAATATGTAAAAAAAAAAATAAAATATGTAATAAAAAAACCGGTAGATGTAATAAAATTCCAGATATTTCAATAAATAATAAGAAATTATTATGTACTAGTGACAAAGAATTAATATGTAAAAAAAAAAATAAAATATGTAATAAAAAAACTGGTAGATGTAATAAAATTCCAGATATTCAAATAAATAAAATACCTAAAACAAAAATCAAAACATCAAAAAAATCATTAACAAGTTTAGAAAAAATATCAAAATTAAAAAAAATATGGAAAAAAGTTAAATTAAATTCTAACAATCATATAAAAAAAGCTGCAAAAATAATTGTAAAACATTTATTACCATTTATAACTAAAACATTCACATTAAAAAATCGTATTAGATATGGTCAGGAAATAAAAAAAGGATTTCATAAAATAATAAAAGGTATAGATATAAATAAATTATATAATGATAATATTAATCCAAATACTTTAAGAATTAATCAATTAAATAACTATAATCTATATAATGATATTCATTTATTTAAAAAAATAGGTACAGATAGTGTTTATGGTAGTATATATAATACAAAATATAAAATAAATGATAAATATTATAATATGTGTGGTAAAATAATGTGTTCTACAAAAGGAAATATTGAAGAAACAAAATTATTAAAAATTGTTACGGAATTTGCATTTGATGAAACAACTCCGCATTTTCCAATATTATATTATAATGGTTCTATAATGAAAAATAATGAATTAAAAAATAAAAATTTACAATTACCACAAGCAGTAAGAAAATGTAATAATTTTATTATTAGTTTTAATGAAATATTTTCAGGTGATTTAAAAACATTTATGAATGAATGCAAACATAAAAATAATAAAAATATACTAATAAATTCATTGGAACAAATATTTATAAGTATATTAACTTTTCATAGAAAAATAAAGTTATCACATAATGATTGTCATTGGGGAAATTTTTTATATCATAAAATAAAACCAGGTGGATATATACATTATAAAATATTTAATCGTGATATATATTTAAAAAATTATGGGTATTTATGGATAATATGGGATTATGGCTTAACATCACCATTATATTCTCATAATAAATATGTTGATTATTATAGAGTATTAAATGCATTTATTAGTGATTATGATGGTGGTTGGAATAATAAATTAAAACATAAAATAAATAGATCAATTAGTATTCGTAATAATATAAAACGATTAACTAATTCATATGATACTTTTGAAAGTAGATTATTTGATATGTTATTTAATTATCATTCTGAAGTATATATTACACCAGAAGACAGTAAGATAATTAATTTAAATAAACCATATGTAATAAATTAAATAGAAATAATATAATTTTATAAAAAAAATTATACAGAATCTAAACCATTGAAATTATTAGCATTTAAATCTGTAATACCAATATCATCAAAACCAATTAAAGCATTTGGTAATTTTAATCCACTATCTTTATATTTAGCATATACTTTTTTTTTAATACTAGTTGGAAATTGATAATCTAAACTTTCAATAAGTGCTTCATATTCTTTAATAAACATAGACATTTTATCTTTATTAAGAGTTTCATCATTGTTTATTATTGCTTCTTCAATTCTATGATTTAATTTATTCATTTTTGCAGCAACATTTTGAAATATTGTTACTTTTTCTGTAATTTTAAAATTACTTATCATTGCGAGAGTTAATCCCGTAACACTATTTATTATGATGTTAGGTATTTTCATTTGTTCTCCAGTTAAAGAAGCGCTATTTAAAATTGCTAAACTTGTGCTTGATAATATCAAAGGTACATTTACAAAACTTTTAATTGTTGAAAAAAATTCATATGATCTTTTTGCTAAAATAGCAACAATAAAACTTTTATCTTTATAACCTTTTAATAGTTTTTTTTGATCTGATGTTAGTTTTTCGCCCATATTAGAATTATTAGTTTTAATTAATGGGACTGTTTCAAAATTTTCATTATCTGTTATAATTAATTCTGATTTTATTTTAGTTTCCTGTGACATAATTTAAATGTTCTAATTTATGTAAATATTTATTATTATTATTTTTTTACACTCGAAATTATTAAATTAAAAATATTATTATTATTGCGAATATTAAACTCATTATTCCTAATCCAAATATTAATGGATTATCATCTTCATCAATAATATCATTAGTATCTTTTCTAAAAGTTTTTATAATATAATCTAATATTTTATATGTACTTTTTTGAGATAATATTATAAATAATATTATACAATATAATCCAATTTTTGCTTTAATAGTATACGGAACTGTATTTTTATTTATATTATTATCATTTTTATAATCATCTATTTTTGGTTGATTATTTTTATTAAAATCATAATATAATTCATAATTATCCATTATATCTTCTTATAAATATAAAAATATATTAATTATTTCTATTTAACATATCTAATAAATAATATACAGTTGCAGGATCTATTATATTTTCTAATTGCATATCTACTATATTATTTTCATCATCTAATTCATTTGTTATCATTCTACCACTGTTATTTAAATAAATTGCAAATTCATTGCTAAATAATCTATTTTCATTAGTTGTTATATTAGTTAACCAATCTGGTATATTATTATAAAATTTATTAGATACTAATGCTAACGATTTTACAAAATTACAACATAAAATAAAATGATCATTGCCATTTATAAATAAATTTATTATTTCTTTAGAAAATTTAAATTGATAATTATTATTATCCATAGTATCAATAATATTATTATCAAAAAATTTATAACTTATATCAATATTTTCAGTTAAATCCTGATATACATGTATAATATGTATTATATTTCCAAATGTTAATTCATTGAACCATAATATATTATTATAAAAACCTATTTTTTCCATATAATGTACAACATCAGTATATGCTTGTTCTGGGGTATTCCAATTCTCTTCAATATGATAATTATTAGATTTAGTTTTTAAATTATTATAATATATAAATAGTTTTAATTTTTGAATAATACTATTATTAATATTATTTTTAGTATATGGATGTAAATTATTTTTTCTTAAGTAATATTCAAATTCAATTGCATTAAAACAATATATTTGATTATCAATATCTTTAAAATAAAATTTTAAATTGGATTCAATTTCATTTATATCTTCTAATGTAAATGGATCTTCTTTATTTGTTATATATTCATATTTATAAATTTTATTTATATTTTTAATAATATGTTTTTTTATATTTTTTTGTATTGTTATTATATACTTTAAATTTTTACTTTTAAATTTATATGTATTATATATGACTAAATAAATATCATTTATTATATCACCTTTTGCTTTTTTTTTTATTTTTATATTATTATATTTTGCTTTTTTTTTTTTTTTATTATAACTAAACAAATATGCAAGTGTTCTAATAAATAATTTTTTTTTTAAATCATCTGAATCTGTATATTTAAAAATTTCTTTAAATATATTATATATGCATTTATTATTTAATAAATCTATTTTATTACCACAAGCATTATTTATAATATCAAATAATCCTATATTTTTATATTTAATATGATCTTTACAAAAAATCATATTAGAGTCACATATATTAGAACATTTATTATTTTTGCATCTTGCTCTATAAATACATGTATTTATATTACTATCCATTATATCATAATAATATTTTATTTTTATATCTATAAATTTATTTTTGTATTGGTAATAAAATACCCGCATTTATATAACTTTCATAATCATATAATTTTTTATTAAAATCTACATATTTTATATCATTTATTATGACTACCTTACCTCTACCTTTTCTTTTCTTTTTTAATTTATCGTGTGCTAATATTTTATTATCATTATTTATATCTTTTGTAAATGATAATTTACTATTATCTACATTTATAGGCCAATTATAACATTTATAACCACTTTGTAAAGGTTTATTTTGATTAGAATTTATAATACAATCAAATGAGGCGGCTTTTAATAATTTTAAAAATTGATTTATTAAATTTTCTTTTGAAGATGCTATATTATATATATGTTCGTCTGTTGTTATTCCTTTATCCAAACTTTTTATTGTAAAATTCTTATCTAATTGCTGTTTAGTTAATTTCATTAAATAACAAAATACTTCTACATTTCTTTCACTTTTTGGTAATAATTCATGAGAACATGTTCTAACAGCTCTTCCAATTACTTGATTTATTCTTACTGAATTCCAAAAATATTCCATTACTAAAACTCTTCTTACATTTTTAAGTGATATACCTTCAGCACCAGATTGTGTAATCATCATTGTTTTAATTAATTTACCATATAATTGATATTTAGAATCATTTTTAATTCTATCAGGCAATGAATTAAATAAATTTTGATCTAATTGTTTGTAATCACCATTAAATAAATGCATCAATTGATTCGTTTTTTCACGATCATTACTAAAAATTATATATCTCTTACTATCATATTTTTCATCAAAAACTGATAAATTTTCAAATTCATATCCTTGTTCCGTTTTTATTAATGATATTTGTTTGTATTCTTGTTTATCTAAAGTTTTTATAAATATTCCCAATCCTTCTACTGATCTAAATTGTGAATATATTAATACTGATCCTGGAGATGTTTCAATATCATTTAACATCTCATAATATTTCGGACTATACTTTTTCTTTAAATTTTCTTTTGATAAATAATCACTTGTTTCTAATTCACTTAATGCTTTTGTTAATGATTCTTCATATTGTTGTGCTACAACTGTTTTAATATCCATTTTTTCTTCATTTTTATCTTCTTCTTCATGTATATCCAATTCTTTTTTTAATATTTTTCTTATATCTTGCGGAAAAGTTCTTTTTATTTCTGTTGGAAATGCAAAATTACATACCATTCTACTAAATGCTCTATATACTGAATTTTTTTCATCTAAAACTCCTTTCCTCTTAAATTTATTTCCTTCATCAATTGCTCTTTCTTTTGTTCGTACTTCATCATATATACTCAATTGATGATTAGTCATATTTAAATATTTAATATTAATTGGATATAATTCTGGAAAAAATTCACTACCCGATGTTCTATAATAACTAACAGTACCTAATATACGTCTTTGAAATAAATCTATATTTTTAATTTCTGGTTTTTCATCATTTGTATTATCTATAAATAATTTATTAAATTCATCTGTTTCATTTGGTAAAGCATAATAATATTCCTCTCCTATTTTTGCACCAAATTTAATTTCTTTATCATTTAATAAATCCTTTATATTACTAATTAATTTACTTTCTGTTATTTTCCATTCCTTCTTTTCAATTTCTATTCCTTTATTTTTTCTCATATATCCTTCAGGTAATAATGCTATTGATAATACAGAATTTTTGAAAAATAAATAATCTATATATTTTTCATATTCTGTACTTTTTATTTTTTTTTTTATTAATTCTATTGTTGGTTCTTTAGATGTTGTCAATAATTTTAAATTATTTATTTTCATTGGACCTCTTATTAAATTTATTAATGTAGCAATCTCATATGGATTATTTATAATTGGTGTTCCAGATAATAATACCATTTTACAATTTTCGGCTTTCATTAAATTATTATAAACTGCTCTTGCTAATTTTGAACCATTTACTATTCTACTTATAAAATTATGTATTTCGTCAACTATTACAAATGAATTATCGAACATTTTTTTACCCATATCAGATATCATTTTTTGTGTTAGTCCATTATAACTTATAAATGTATATCTATTCCGTATTATATGTAATATTGTTTCATCTATTTTTTGTTTATCTTGTTTTGTTATTGAATTATAATTAATATTTTTTTGTATGATATCAACATCATCATCCATATCATTATTATATAAAGGTATCCATACTAAATTATCTTTTTTTATAAATTTTGTATTTATACCATAATCATTTAATTTTTCTATTAACTTTTTTGATTTCCCCATCCCTTTTATTTTTAATAAAGACCATGATTTTTTCATATTTAAACCAATTGTTGATATTTTCATTAATTCATTCTCATAATTTTTTGCTAATGATGCAGGTGTCAATACATATATTTGTCTTTTTCCTATAAATCCTTCTGCTGCCGCAATTGATGCTGCTGATTTTCCCGAACCTAATTCATGATATGCTAATATACCTCTATATGGACTATCAAATTGAATATAATCTCTTAAAATTCTTTGATGAGGAAATAAACTAACCGTTTTTATATCTATATCACATTTTTCTTCATCACATTTACAACTCTCTTTTTTATTTAAATCTTTATAATTTTTTCTATTAAACGTATTGTATATATTTTTATTAAAACCTATTCTATTTTCTAATATCCATTCATCAGGTTTAACTTCCGTATTCATTCTATTAACTTATTATAATATATTTTATTAATAGATAAACTTAATAATAATATAATGGTTATTAAAAATATTCAAAAAAATTTAGATTCTAATAATAATAATATATATTATGCTGGTACTATTAAAAAAAAAAATGTTTTAACAAAAATGTTTGAAAAATTATTTAATAATAAAAAAAATTTAAAAAATATTGATAAATATTTTTGCGATGAATCATGTAATATTAAAAATAATTCTTTATTATTAAATAAACTTTCAAAATATATTAATAATAATTATAATGAAATTGGATTAGTTTGGAACAATATCGGTACTAATAAACCAGTTTATGGTTATGAAATATATAATGAAAAATTAAAAAAAACTATTTCAATTAATACAAAATTAACTAAATATCAATTAAATCAAATAAAATCCGATATATCAAATGATTTAAATTCAACTAATATTTCCTTTAACACTTATATTAAAATAGACAATTTTTATTTTCAACCTTCGCAAAAAGATGATTTATATGATTTTATATTAAATTTTAATAATTCATATATTAATAATTTTAATATAAATATTACTGAAAAAAAATGCAAAACATTATTTAATTATATTAATATATATGTTTATCTTATATTATTTTGGATTAATAATAATTTTATATTACCCTCATTCAATTTAAAAACTTTCAATAAAATTATGTGTATTGATAATTCTAATGTTTTTATATTTGATAATAATAAACAAAAGATACATGTCTTTTTTGATCTTTTAATGTATAAATTAAAAAATTTATGGAATAACCATGAATATATTGAAAATAATAAACTTTTATTTGAAAGATATTTTTTTTTAATGAATTCCTTCTTAAAATTTATTAAAAATAATCAATATATTAATAATGTTGGTAATCATGATATTAATTATTTTATTGACTGTTTTTTAAATAATAAATATCATAAAACATTTAATCATACTCATAATTGTAATAAATTAAAAAAAGAACATAAAGTTTATTGTATTTTTCAAAAAAATAAATATACACTAAATTATATTTTATCATATCTTTTAACTATTCATCGAATTTTACAAAAATTATATTTAAATTATTATCTTAATAATATTAAAGTTAAATATAATAAACTTGATGTTAATAACTATATTATAAATAGTAATTATGATTTATTAAAATATCATATTACTAAAATGTATCCCAATACTAATTGTTTAAATAATTTTAAAAATATTGATAAATTATTTAATATTATAATAGAATCTATAGATACTAATAATAATAAAAATTATTTAAAAAAAAAATTAAATAATATTAATCCTATTAATTGTACTTTCTATAAAGATGCTGATTCTGATACTATTAGTCGAACTGATTTAGCAACAATTTTAACCATATCTATTTTAAAATATAATCATGATATTGTTAATAATATTATTAATGTTAGATATTACTCTTTATTTGATATTATTGATAGTGATATTATTTATAATACTTTACAAAATTGGGAAATATATAGTACAAATGATATTTTAATAACTAAAGAAATCTATAATAATAATATGAATTTTTTTCATAAAAATGATTGTAATGATATAGATCGTATGAATGATAATATTCATAATTTAGAACATATTCAAAATATTGATTCTTATTATCATAATCACGATTATGATAAATTTGTATCACCTAATATTTCCGCTATTGATACTGAAGATCAAGATCATATTCAAAAATGGTTAGCAGAACAAAACTAATTTAAATCTTTTATTAATAATAAAATATATAACGATTAATAAATTATATAATAGAAATTATTATATAAATTTAATTGATATATTATCAACTATCTCATTTATTCGAACTGATTATGTTTACAATATTTTTCAAAATAAATTACCACATCCTAATAAATATTTTATTCTATATGATAATAATAATACTTAATAATGAATTTTTTCTGAATTATTTTTCCAATTTAAAAATGTTTTATTAGCATCTGTATTTTCTATTTTTATCATTTTAATTTTTCTTTCATTTATTTTTTTATTTATTTCTTCATATATTTCTTTATCATCAAATCCTATATTTGCAGCATCTTCTCTAGTATTTGCATAATATATTTTATCTATTCTCGCCCAATATATTGCAGATAAACACATCGGACATGGTTCGCAACTTGTATATATTGTTGCACCTTTTAATGAAAAATTTTCTATATTTTTACATGCATCTCTTATTGCAACAATTTCAGCATGTGCTGTAGGATCATTATTTACTGTAACTTTATTATTTCCTCTTCCTATAATATGTTCATCTTTAACAATTATTGCTCCAAATGGACCACCATCACTATTATTTGATAAATTAATAGCATCTTTCATATATATATTAGTCATACGATTATTATGGCAATTATGATACTCTTTTAAAAATGATTTATCACTATTATTCATTTAAATTCTTTAAATTAATTTATATTTAAATAAATTTAATTATCATTTTTTTTGTAATTTACTCGCAAAATATTTTAATCCCTCATCTGTAAATTTATATTTTTCTAATATATAAAATATAGTTCTATATTCTATTTCTGTTATTTTTGATCTGTCAATTATTTTTAATATTAATTTATCAGCATCATTTTTTGATATTCTACCATCTCCCTGTCCTTTTACACAATTTTCTGCCTCTTCTAATAATGCAGAATCATATTCTAATCCGTCAATTACTTTATAATAATTACTCATTCTATTCTATTTATATATAATAATATATAAATAGAACCTTAAAATTATTAATTAATGACAAGTTATATAAAAAAAATTAAATTAGAAGGTATATCTAATACTATTAACTATGATTTAAATATTGATGAAATCGAATTTACAAATATTAATAATTTTAATAATAATGATAGAACTAATTTAATTAATATTAAAACAAATTTTAATACTAAATTAATCGAATATAATAATGATATTTCACCTACAATATATAATGGTTTTAGTTACTATAACAAAAATATTGAAAATATTACTCATATGAGTGATTGGATTAAAATTAAACACAAACCACTTGATAGTACCTCTTTTTATTCTGGCAATACTTTTGAAGGATCCGTTATAAATCAAAATTTTTCAATAGGTAATATGAATGATAATAATTCACAATGGGCTATATCTTTTGATGATTCAAAAGTTAAATTTTATTTATTTATTATGCATGATAGTTATATTAATCCAAAATATAAAGATAGATGGATCGTTTTTAATAATTATGAAATGAAAAAAGCAAGTCAACATTCTGGTACAGATAGTTATCATTCTAATTATCCTCATGCGTATAAAACTACTAATAATCCCGATGGTTTCAATGAAAATACTTCTACACATTTTAATGGTCCAAATTATGATCAAATAATTTATAATAGAAACTATGGCATTCATAATGGTACTGTTTATCCAGATCCACAAATACCATTATATTTTATAAAACATGATAATATATATGAAACTGATGCAACTATATTAACTAATGATTTGGGTTATAATACAAATTTTATATATTCACAAATATATGGTACTTTGGGTAATGCTGAAGGCGGTGTATATGTTAAATATACAGATGATTTACCAAAAAAAATATTATCATTATCGTATTCAGGTATTATAAAAAAAGAATTTCAACATTATAATATAATTGGATTTAATTATAATTCTACTCTAGAATATATTTATGATTTTAGTTTATATAATACTTTATATAGTTGGACTTCTTATGCAAATAGTATAGGTGCAAAAACTAATTTTAATAGTTTTTATCAAGGTGGTTTATATTTACATCCAGGTGATGGTTATATTGAATTACCATTACATTCTGATTACAATTTTGTTTCTGTATATTACGGTAATCAACATGTTGGTGGTTCAACATACTTATATATTGACGATGTTTATAAAGAAGGCTGTTCTTCAAATCAATTTAAAACATATACTACTACATATACACCTGGTCAAATATTAAAAATTAAGGAAGTTAATGGAATTGTTTCACCAGATTTAGTTATTAAATTTTCAAATACTGATAATACTAAATATTCTATTACTTTTCCAAACGATACAGATTGTGATGTATTAATAATTGGTGGAGGTGGATCAGGTGCTGTAAGAGATTCTGGTGCTGGTGGTGCAGGTGGTTTAATATATTTAAATAATATTAAAATTTCTTCTGCTAATTTAACTATTGGAAAAGGAGGAGATGCTGTTTCAAGTAATAATCATGTTAGTGGAAATAAAGGCGAAAATACTATAATTGATATAATGGATAGTTACGGTAATACCGTTAACTATATTGCCGAAGGCGGCGGTAAAGGTGGTGGATGGTCTAGTAGTAATAATAATACTACTGGTAATGGTGGTTCCGGTGGAGGCGGTGGTGGTAATAATAGTGCTGGTGGCATAGGCAATCAATCTACATCAGAAAGTGGTGGATATGGTAATAATGGTGCACAGGGAGGTGGTAGTTATTCTGGAGGCGGAGGAGGTGGTGCAGGTGGTCCTGGTACAAGACATAGTGGTGATACTGGAGGCAATGGTGGTCAAGGCATGGATTTCTCTCATATTTTTGGTACCGAATATGGTGTTTCTGGATGGTTTGCAGGAGGAGGAGGATCTGGATCTGGCACTGGTTCCCAAGGTCTTGGAGGTCAAGGTGGTGGTGGTACTGGTGCAAGTGGTGGAACAGCAGAAAGTGGCATTGATGGTACAGGTGGAGGTGGAGGGGCAAATAGAGCTTCATCGGGAACAAGTGGAAAAGGAGGCGATGGAATAATATTAATTAAATATAATAAAAAACAATTACATCACAATGAAATTAAAAAAGAAAATATTGCAAATAATTTAATATCACACTTTAAATTTGATGGAAATTTAAATGATGAAATTGACAATTCAATATTAACAGCAAATGATTCTGAAATTTATCCAGAAGGCACATTTAAAGAGGGACTTAAAACTGATGGTAATAAATTTACTATAGATAGTTCTAAATTAGTTAATTTAGTGGAAAGTCATTTATGGACTATTACTTTTTGGATTAAGGTTACAGAATTAGATTCTTCGCAATCTATGGGAATTATTGCAAGATATGATTCAGGTGGTAATCCAAGAGGTGGTTTTAATATTAGTCTATATTCTTCATCAAGTAGTCCACCTGGTATATTAAAATTTGAGAGATTATATAATAGTAATTTGTGGTCTGTTAATCTTACAAATTTCTCATTTATAAATAATTATAATAAATGGTGTCATGTTGCTGTAATATGTCATAATACTGGTAGTAAAATATATATAAATGGAATATTAGATAATTCTGAAACAATTTCATCACCTTGGACATCTACAACTGATTTTGTAGGAACTATTAATGAAAATAAAATTGGCATCGGTGCATATTTTAAAGAAGGTGGATTTATAAGTGATTATAATGCATATGGTATAATTGATGATTTAAGATTTTATGATAAAGAATTAGATCAAAATGAAGTATATAATTTATATGCTAATAATACAATAAATGATTATTACCTTAATAAAATAGTTGATGGTGATGTAGAAAGTAATTCCTTATATTATGAATTTACACATAATAATAGCGATGATAATCATACAGAATATACTTTTGAATTGACCAGTTCAAGTGATTGCGAAATTTTAATTGTTGGAGGTGGAGGTGGTGGGGGTGAATATGGTGGTGGTGGCGGTGGTGGCGATGTAATATATTTTAATGATATTAAATTAAATAAAGGAATATATAATGTAAAAGTTGGTAAAGGTGGTATTGGTGGTGGACCAAATTTAAATTATGAAGCAGGACATAGTGGTAATTATAGTAGATTATATTTAGATTCTAATAATTATATAACTGCTGGTGGTGGTGGTGGTGGAAATAGTTGTGGTGAACCCGCTGATTCTATTATTAGTTATAGTTACAAAATAAATAATATTATTTATAATTCTCAAGGTGGGGGAGGTGGAGGTGGTGCTACTGGTCCAAATTCTGATAATCGTCATTTAGGTGTTTTAAGTACATATTCTAGTAATGGAGGAAATTCAGATAGTAATTATGGTGGTGGCGGAGGAGGAGGATATTTTTATTCAATATTAGATTGTGATAAAATAAATTTAAAATCATGGTATAAATTTGATAATAATCTTTTAGATAATATTCAAAATAAATACATTGTTAAAAATAGCGGATCAATAATATTTCAAACTGGTATAATTAATAAAGCATTAGATATTGGTTCTGCTATTTATACTATAAATAGCAATATATTATCAAGATTATTTGATAATAATATTTGGAGTATTAGTTTATGGTTTTATAGAAGTGATATAACTACACATTGTAGTATATTATCTAGATATGATAACACGGAATCACCTAGATGTGGATTTAATTTGTATTTAGAAACAACTCAACAAAAAATTAAATTAGAAAGACAACAAGGTGTGGGTGATACTTGGGTTGAAGTATGGTCTAATGATTCTATACAAATTAATACATGGTATCATATAGTTGCTATATCAAATAAATCTGATTTAAAATTATATATAAATGGTATATTAAATGATGAAAAATCAACGTCGACATATTGGAGTACACCTGCTTTTGGTAATTTAATTGGTTTAGGAACATTTGTTAAAAGTGGAATAATATTAAATACTACAACAAATGGATTAATAGAGGATTTACGAATTTATGATAAAGAATTAACATATAATGAAATACAAAAATTAATTCTTAATTCAAATGGTGGTACTAGAATTGGTAATATAGCAGGTCACGGTGGTTATGGATTTATATTTTCTATAACTGGTGAGAATAAAGAATATGGTGGCGGAGGTGGCGGCGGAACACGGGATCATCCTACATCTGGATCAAATGGTGGTGATGGTAGAGCAGGTGGTGGTAATGGTGGTCGGGAGCAGGGAAGATTACCAACAGCAGGTACTAATAATACTGGTGGTGGAGGGGGGGGCGGAGGTGGTGGAAGTCAAAGAAATGGCGCAAATGGTGGTTCAGGTATAGTAATAATAAAAACTAAACCGAAAAGTATTAGAATTATAAATACTGAAAATATAGCAAATAAATTCATTGAATTAGAATTAGTAAATTCAAATAAATCTATTTTAGATAGTATATCTTCATTAAAATGGTATTGGAATACTGATAAATTATTACAAAATATAAGTTCAGAAAGATTATATCCACATCCAAATGCTAGAATAACTTCATTTAAAAAAATAGATGGTCTTTCACCCGAAACATATCATATTAGTGACAATGATTATGGTAATGGTACATATACTGTTAAATTTTCTTCACAATATTCAACTAATTCACATAGCCCCAATTATATATTTGCTAAAGGCACATCTGCGCCCGAAAATTATGCAACTTGGGCTGCAAATAATTATAGTTATTATGCTACAAAAGATGATAATTTAATATTTCATGCACCAATGTCATCAGAAGCTAGATTAAGTAGGCTTTTAGGTTTTTGGGATGCAATATTTACAAATGATAGAAATTTAGCAAATTCTCCATATATTAATCATGTAAATGGTGATGTTATATATTCTGTAAATAATCCTGCTGGTATAATAATAAGATGGAAATCAGATCAAAATAAAACAGATATTCATTTAAGATATAGAGCATCGTCATCATCTTCATGGAATGATATCGATTCTACAACAGAATGGAAAGAAATTACATTAAATAATAATACAGAATTTGGTTTCGAATCCGATAGTAGTATATCACATGAAGTATATATTATACCAATAATAGCACAAGGACAATATAATGGCAATGAAGATTTAGCAGGAGATAATTATAAAGGTGACTGGGTATCAATTGAAATGCCTATAAAAATTATTCCAACAAAAATAGTATTTTCAGCAATATTATATAATACTACTTATTTAAATAGATTACCAAGAAATTATAGATTATATGGAAGTAATAATGGTACTGATTGGGATATTGTACTAAATGAAAATTTAAAAATAGATAATACGAATTTTACAGAATCGTATAATAATATTAATAATATTGCCTATGAAAAAAAAATATTATCATCTAAAGCTTATAATAATTTTGCTTTAGTAGTAAATAAAATTGGCGATTCAACTATTTTAGCAATGGCAGATTTTGATATATATGGTTGTGAAATTGACGATAGTAAAATTTTATATTATAAATATGATTCAACTAATACAAATGGTTCAAATCAATCTGAATATAATTTAACACTTAGTGAAACTACTGAATGTGATATTTTAATTGTTGCTGGTGGAGGTGGTGGAGGTGCTAGTGTTGGTTCGGGTGGTGGCGCTGGTGGTTTATTATTATATAAAAATTTACACATTGAATCCGGAACACATGTTATAAAAGTTGGTAATGGTGGTAGTGGTGCTAATAATACTAATGATAGAGGTGACAATGGATATAATAGCGAATTTAATGAATATATTAGTTATGGTGGCGGCGGGGGTACAGGACAAACATATGTATATAACAGAACTGGTACTTCAGGAGGTCAAGGTGGTTTTAATGGTGGTTCAGGTGGAGGTGGTACTCGATATAAAACAGGTGCGGGACAAGGTATTGTAAATCAAGGTAATGAGGGTGGTCTCGGTGTTGGTACTCAATGGCGTGGAGGAGGCGGTGGTGGTGCTGGTGAAAAGGGAGAAAATAGTTCAGATGGTGGTAAAGGTGGAAATGGTTTATATTATAAAGATAACATAAATTTCAAAAAACATTTTAAGATAGAACCTAATTTATATATTGGTGAATTTTATAGAAATAATATATGGTTTTCTGGTGGTGGTGGTGCTGAATATCAATATGTTAGACACGAAAAAGGTGGTTATGGAGGGGGTGGTGGCGAAAATGATATACATGCTTTATCAAATACAGGTGGTGGAGGAGGTGGCGGTGGTTCAACGGGTGGTAATGGTGGTTCAGGTATAGTTATAATTAAAATTAAAAATAAAAAAAATATCATTAATGATGATTTAAATAATACAATAGAAAAAACAACATGGAAGACGATATTATATGATCAATATGATAATAATATAGAATTAGATAATAATATTGAACTAAAAGAAGAAGATTTAATTTATACTAGTTTAAAAAATAATATAACTGCATATAATTATTTTGAATATATTTTATTTTCTGAAGAAAGATTGTATCCTCCATATTTTGTTAGAAATAATATTATTTCATCAACATTTACAGTAGAAGAAAAAATTTATGGTAATGGTTCATATTCAATTACATGGTCTTCTGAAACAAATACAAGTGTTTTACCATTAAATACTTTTAATTCCAATAATGAAATTGCAACATGGTCTAATGGCACTTATGTAAATAATGGTATATCATTAACACAGGTTCCATCAAGAGCAACATATACAGGAAATAATTATATTGTAAGTGATTATAAAGGAGAATGGATAAAAATTAGTTTAGCATATAAAATATTATTAACAAGATTTATAATTTCAATGTCTAATGAATCTTCAGTTGATAGTATTAATCATAGTAGTATAAATCTTTTCCCACATGATTTTAAAATATACGGTTCAAATGATAATAGTAATTGGAATTTAATAATACACAAAAGTATAAATAGATTAGATTTAAATTATGTATATAATAATTCTAATAATAGTTATTCTGCTTTAAATTATAAAATTAATGATAATGAAAGATTAACTAAATACGAAATGTATTCATATTATGCGTTAGTTGTTAATAAAACTGGTGGATTTAATACATTATCAATATCTTCATGGGATATATATGGTAAGGAAAAAAATCAGATATTACCAGTAAGACCAACTAATATACCTATGAAACACAATGTTAAATTTTCACAGTTAGTAAAAGTGTATAGAGAGGATATAGAATTTAATAATAATATTTCTATTAATAATGTAAAATTTAGTGATTTTTATTTATCTGGTTTATATATACCAAATAATTCTATAAATGATAATATACCAACTAGTGGAGAAATATCACTAGGAGATTTAAAAGGGTCTACTTCTAAATTTTTATCTATACCATTTGAAAATGATAGAACAGCACATTATACTTCTGATACTGAAACTCTAGTATTTAGTGGATCAACAATTATAAAATGGAATGATATATCAGATAATAATAATCATATTATTACATATAGGGGTACACCAATATTAGAAAATTTTGTTAAAAATTCAAAAGGTTTATCTGGCGATGATACAATTACTGTGGTATCTGGTGATGAAAATTCTGGTTTTGTTATGCCATTTACCTTACAATCTAATAATTATACTTTTTGTTATATAGCAAGGTATGTAGGCGATAGTGATACTACATATAATAGAAGAATTTTTGATTCTCGATCTGGTACAGGACAAAATACTTGTTGGGGATTTCATGATAATCATACGGGTAGATCCCATAATGGAGAAAAAGGGTGGCATACTGTAACAAATAAACATATATCAGATAATAATACATGGTTAATTGGTGTTGAAACAACAATTAGTTCTAGATTTAATGGAATGAATTGTGATAATGTATATACATATGATTCAACTTATCCACGATCAGTATCAGGTAGTTTTAATCCAACATTATCAATTAATTTTGGTCATTACACAAGTCAAAGTAATAGTGATGAAATTAGTAAATGGCAAGTTGCAGAAATGATATTTTATAATAGAGAATTAACATTAGAAGAAAAAAAAGAGGTGGAAGTTTATTTGTCGACTAAATACGGTCATATAAGTTTTAATAATGAAATATCATCATTAAATGATTATAAAAATTTATCACAAACGGGATTATATGATAAGTGGTATAGTATATATAATGGTTATAAATATGCTTACTCGTCTAATGGATCATATTATGGACCATATAATCATTATTTTGATATTATAAAGGTTAATAATAATTATTATGCTGAATGGGAACAACTCAATAATAGTGCTCCGTCGCCAGGTTATAGTAATAGAAATTCTGGTAGTATAATATATCGTACTATTACATTACCTATTAGTGATATTCAATATAAAGTTCATATGGTTGTATTAGGTGGTGGTGGCGGTGGAGGAAGAGCAAATGGTGGCGGTGGTGGTGCAGGAGGTCAGGCATATGTAATAAATCGCACAAATTTACAAAATGTGCCTATTAGTATTACAATAGGAGGAAGAGGGCATTGGGGTGGATTATGGGTTAGTAATCAAAATAGTTCAGGAGGGGATACTATTATTACATTTAACGGAACAACAATATTAGGTTATGGTGGTTATGAAGGTCATGATAGTAATAGATCAAGTATTTCCGGTGGTGCTTATTCCGGTGGCGACGGCGGTGGAAATGGTGGTTCTTCATTAAGTTCTGGATGTGGTGGTGCATGTGGTGGTGCAATATCTACTGTTTTAAAAAATGTAAATTTATCTGGTACAACATTTTGGGATATATTAGAAGAAGCTCCTATTAGTTGGTATTCATATAATAGTGGTTACTGGTGGACTAATCATCCTGGTGCAGGAGGACAAGGTTCAAGATATGGATTTAGCGGAGATCCATATGCAAGAAATGGAGAGATGGGTGGTCCTGGTGCTGCAGTTATAATAATAGAATTCCCATAATATATGTAATTTAAAAAAAAAAATCACAATTTTGATTCATTATTAATAAATGACCACTAATTTTTTTAACAAAATAATATTTTTTTTCATAATTTATATTTGAATTATTTAAATTAGAAGTATTTAACATATTTTATTATTTTAAATATAAAAAAAGTACATTTTTTATTATTTATTTTAATTTTAAAAAAATGTTTTAAAAATTTATATTTTTAATGAAATGTACTTTTTATATTATTGCGTAAAATAAATTTAATAATTATTGATATTTTTTATGATAACATTTTTTTAATATATATATATTATTTTATGTTTATTCGTAAGGGGTAACAATTTCTTTATTTTGGGTAACATTTTGGCATTTTGGGGTAACAATTTGTCAAAATGGGGTGACAATTTCTTCATTTTTGGCAAATTTAAATTTATAAATATTTCATAAGTATATAAATTATACTGATATATATTTAATAATAATTTACTATATTTTCAAAAACTTATTGCGTTACAAAAAAAATGGGATTTGCGTCAGCACTATCTTGTTATTAGTTAAATTATATTTAATATATTATTGTTATCAGATATTTTGCGTCGTTTTTTTGTAAAAAAAATTTGAGATTTTTTTTGTAAAAAAAAAGCTTTATAAATTCAATACTTATATGTATATATTTTTATTAACATAATAATAATACATAATTATAATAAAATGTTAAAAAAGTATCGTGAAAAAACGTAAGTTAGTATGAAATGAGGCATATTATATTGCGTAAAAAAAATTAAAAAAATTATGATAATATTTTTTATATTTAAAAATAAAATTATATACTATTTATAGTAATGACGCAAAATGACGCAAAATGACGCAAAAAAACATAAATGTGATTTTTGTGATTATTCGTCTAATCGTAAATACGATTTAAAAAGACATTGTAATAGTAAGTGTCATGTTGATAAAATTGATAAGAATAGTATTGTAATAAATAAAGAAAATGTTACCCAAAATAAAGAAAATGTTACCCCAAATAAAGAAAATGTTATCCCAAATAAAGAAAATGTTATCCCAAATAAAGAAAATGTTATCCCAAATAAAGAAATTGTTATCCCAAATAAAGAAAATGTTATCCCACTATTATTTTGTAAAAAATGTAAAAAAATATACAAAACTAAGAAACATTTATTACTACATGAATCTAAATGCGAAGGCATTGATGATTTAACATGTCCTAGATGTTTGATATCTTTTACAAATAGACATAGTAAATCAAGACATATTGCAAGAAATAAATGTATATATCAAATAAGAAGTAAAAATTATATAAGTAATCAAGAAAGTTTAAATAATGATATACGTCAATTAAATTTGGGAAATATAGAAACGCAAAATAATATAGAAACACAAAATAATATAGAAAGGCAATTAAACATAGAAAGTCAAAATAATATTAATTTATGTATAAATAACTATGGTAGTGAAAGATTAGATTTTTTAAATTATGAAAGAATGTTAGAAATATTTAAAAAATCTTATAATATTCCAAGTACATTAACAAAAGAAATTCATTTTAATAATAATTATCCTGAAAATAATAATATATTTTGTAATGAAAAAAAATCATTAGTAAAAATGCAAGGTGATTTTATGATGAAAACTTTAAATAATTCAATAATACAATTAATAAATGAAAAAACAGAATTAATGCAAAAATTTGCAAAAGAAAATAAAGAGCATATATGTTTAAAAATGGAACCATGGAAATATGAAGAGATAATCGACCAATTATTAACATTTATATTATTACAAGAACCATCTGAATTATATAAAAATGAAATGGAATTGATAAGAAATTTAATACGTAATAGTAAAAAAATAAATAAATAATTTAATAATACTAATTTAGTAAAATATTTAATATATTAAAGTAATAGATAAATGAGTAAAACAGATTTTAAAAAACAAAAAGATTTATTTAAGGACTTAGATAAACTTTATAATAAAGATAGACCTGAAATAATTAATTGGTTAAAAGGTACTGCTGTTGAATATGCTGGTCAACATAATAATAAAATTTCTAATTTACTTACTACATCAAAAATACAAATTAACACTACAAGTGAATATGGAGTTTATAATTTAATATTACAGTGGTTTCTAAATAATAAGGATAAGTTTACAGATAGTGAAGAACTTAAATTGTTTGATAATATACCTTCAACAACTTTTACAAAAATATCAAAATCGATAATGATGCAATCTCAACCTGCTACTTCTCAAAAAGAAGATATAGTAGAAACAATTAAAAAATGGAAAGAAAATTCGACATTAAATCCTTATAATGGTAGTGAAGTTAAAACTTCAATAGTTCTAAAAAGCGAATATGTCAAATTATATGAAAAATTTATAACACACTTAACAAAAGATTTAAAGCTAACTGATATTATGAATCCTGAAGTATTTGAAAATATAAGAAAACAACTTCCAACAGATCATATCTATGTTTTTAAAGAAATAGATTATATTGAAAATTTAAAAAGTCTTTACAGTGATGATAATGTAGAAAATAAATGGATAGATTTTTTAGTAAAACAAAAAGACTTAATTTATACTAAAGAAAAGATATTAGATAAAATGGGTTATACAGTTTATGACCATTTATTTATGCATTTTTATCTAAAAAAAAATAAAAAATATTTTAATGATTACAATATTAAAGAAATATATATAGATAATCAAGAATTTTTATATGAAACTATTGAAAATCAAATAAAATTAGTTAAAGCTGTTGATATGGATTGTCAAGAAGTGTTTGATAGTATGTTAACATTTACAAGCGAAGAAAATAAAGGCATAAATTTTGAAGTTAAACACACAACAGTTTCAGATGGTTCATGGTCATATAAAGTTCCACCTCTTTTAAAATTGTTTATAGAATATATATATGAAATTACTCATTATATACTTTCTATAAAAAGATTATATTCTATAATATTTAACGATTATTTTTTGTATGGTAATACAAAAGTAGGATTAGATAATAAAAAAAAAATTGAATATATAGATAATAGTATAAAGTACAATAAATATAGATTAAAAACCATATTAAATTTAATATTAGGTTCAATGTATAATAGTGATAATACTGAAAAAATAAATATTAAAACATTTTTAAAAATATTATGGGTAATGGTTAAAGATATAATAACTGAAGAACAAAAATATATTCTTAATAAAATTTATTACAACTATAGATCTTTAAAAACAGATTCAATACTTAAAAATAAAATTGACAATTTAATTGGCATAGAAGAAATAAAAAATATCAAAATGTTTTTTATTTCTTCTATTTTTGATATTGAGACAGTTCATAAAGAATCACAAGAAAAGAATAATGTATTGTACGAACCAGTTATAGACCCTTACAATAATTTACCCGAACCACCTAAAATGCCTAAGGCGCCTGTTATTAGTCAAGATTTACAAAGATATAAAATGACATCACATATAACAGGAAAAAGATCAGAAAAAGAGAAAGAATTAAAAGAACATTCAAAAAAAGAAAAAGAATTTAAAAAAGAATTAAAAAGTTATGATAAAAAATTAAAAGAATATAATGACAAATATTTAGATAAATATTTATCACCATATTTTTCAGTAAAATTATCAAGAGCAAAAAGTGTAATAAATGATAGAAATTCGTTAAGATTAAGTTATTCACCTTTAAAAGTTTCTGCTAAATCATTAACAAAATTTAAATCAAAAAAAAATAAAGAAGTATTATCAAAATCAGATTTAAAATTAAAACTAGCACTTGAAGCAAATAATCCTAAATTAAAAAAATATGCCAAATCATTAACTCCATCTGGAAAATCTCCAAGACAAAAATATGTAGGATGTGACCTAAATAGTAATGACCCAATAACACTGGAAACTTTGGGAGATTTGCATTTAAATAAAATTAAATATTTATCAAAAATAAAAACAACATTATCTAATGGAAAAATAATAACACATTGTTACGATACAATACCATTATATAATTATATATTAGATTGTAACAATAAAGGTGTAGAACCAATAAATTTAGCAATGGGTAAAGACATATTAACAATAGAACAAAAAAAAGAAGTATTTAAAAAAATAAAATTTTTTACAAAACAACCAACATTAGAACTAAATATAAATACAACAAAAAAAATATTCTTAAAATCAAAATATAAACCAGCGCAATACAGCAGTAATCATTTTAATATGTATGACATTATATCACAAATAACTATTGGATCAATAGATTTTGATGTATTACTTAAAAGTAATTATTGGGGAGGAAAGGATCAAATTTTACATCAGGGGCCAATAATTTCAAGAGATGATATGTTATTTGAAGATACATCTGATGAAACTGTTTTATTAATTCAAAAAGGGATAGAAAATGGTTCTTTATTAAAAGTAAATACTTATCCTTATTGGAGCGCGAGTCAAACTTCTGACGACATACCATATAATTATAAATTATTATCATTACCAGCATTTACTTATAGTAGTAGTGATTCTATACAAGAATTAGAAGAAAGAACAAAAGAATTTAATAATAGATTAAGGAGACTAATTTAAATTTAGAATTATAATATGACTTTTTTTTAGCATTTTTTTTTAGCATTTTTTTTTAGCATTTTTTTTTTTAGCATTTTTTTTTCTAGCATTTTTTTTCTTTTTTACTGTTTTTTTTCTTTTTACAGTTTTTTTTCCACCTTTAGTATATAGTTTTTTATAAATTGTGTTTACATTATCAGAAAATTGTTGTAATTCTGGATATATATTACTATCAATTATATTTTTTAAGTTAGTTATAAATATATCAATAAATTCATGTATTTTTATTTTTTTATCGCTTATACTTAAATTAGTTTTGAATAATTTTAATATATTATAAATTTTTTGTAGATCAGCTACAAGTAATCGTTCTGCAATAGCACATTTGGGTGCATTCCAACCACTGCAATTTTTTTCTATAATATAATTAAATTTTAAAAGAGACATTTCTAATGTTTTTTGTTTAGTATTATCAATTTCAATTAAAGCATCTTCTATTTTACTATCTGATTTTTTAAAAAAAATTAATAATTTTTTTAAATCAGAATCATTAGTAGTTGAGTGACTAGTCATTAATTCTCTCATTTTTGTAATTAATATTATTAATAAATTATTTGTTTCACTATAAATATCAAGAGTAGGGGGTTGAGGGGTAACGGATGCATGAGATATAGAATCAGACTGTAAAGGTGGTAATTTAGGTGATGACGTTGGTTTTATTGATAATAACGGAGATTGTTGAGAAGAACTAAATGAAAACGAACTTGTTGGAGTTAATTTTTGCGATTGATATTGACTAGTGTTTGAAACCAGTTTTTGTATATTCGAGGTATTACTACTCAATGGACCGCGAGTACGACGCGTGGAAGAAGGATTGAATCTCGAGGTAGGACGAGCTCTCACGGAAGGACGAGGTTTCCGGGTCGTTGATTGACTTGAGGTATTTGATGAAGATTTTCTACTGACTAAATTACTAAACGCTGATTTCATATTTGATAATACACCGCTTCCTACTTTGTTTGTAGTTTGTTTTTTTTCTTTCATTCTATATATTATTTATATAAAAATTTATTAATATAATATTAATAATATAATTAAAGAAAAATGTACTATGAAAATGAATTAGGATATTTAAAATTATTAGAAGATACATTAAAAAATGGTGAAAATATAAAAAATAGAAATGGAAATACATATAGTACTTTTGGAAATATGATAAAGTTTGAAAATATAAATATTAATTTTCCATTATTAACTACTAAAAAAGTATATTTTAAAGGTGTATTAGAAGAATTATTATGGTTTTTAAAAGGATCTACAAATGCTAAAGAATTACAAGATAAAAAAGTACATATATGGGATGGAAATTCAACACGTGAATTTTTAGATGCAAATGGTTTTAATAATTATGAAGTTAATGAATTAGGACCAATTTATGGTTGGCAATGGAGAAATTTTGGAAAAAAATATTACAAATGTGGCGACGAAAAAGGTGTAGATCAAATAAAATATGTAATAGATGAATTATTAAAACCAAATAATAGTAGACGAGCAATTTTAACAGGTTGGAATCCATTACAATTATCTGAAATGGCACTACCACCGTGTCATATGATTTATAATTTTTATAAAAATTCTGATGGTTTATCGTGTTTGATGACAATGAGAAGCAGCGATCTATTTTTAGGACTACCATTTAATATTGCAAGTACAGCAATACTAACAAAAATAATAGCCAGAGTATTACATTTAGATGTTAAAACGATTGCAATATCTATTGCTGATACACATATATATGAAGAACATATTGATGTTGTTAAAGAACAATTAAAAAGAGAAATAAATAATACAAATGTAGAATTAGAAATATTATCAGAACCACCATCAATAAAAAGTACTATAGAAGAAAAAATAAATTGGATAAATAATTTAAAATATAATGATTTTATATTGAAAAATTATAATCCACAAGCAACAATAAAAGCAATAATGAAATAAATTAATAACATCCTGCTTCAGTCCATGGAATACCACAAGTTTTAGAATAAGCACATCTAAATTTATTATAATTATTTATTTTATTAGTTTTAGCATAATCGAAGTCTTTTTTTGCTAAATATAAAGGATATACTGTATCACATTTTAACGGGATTTTTCTAGGTGAGTCATAATAATTACCGTTTGGATCTCTTAATGCAAAAGAATTATTTTTTAGTAATTCTTCATTACCACCACCATGAATATTATAACTATAACCAGACATTTTTGCAGCGACTTTTCTAAATTCATTATATTCATTAGTTTCAGTATTTAATCCAGTATTATTAATAAAATCAGGAACACTTTTATCTTCTAATTCAACAATTAATTTACTATCATGGGGATATGTATTACCGGTAGGTTTTTTATAATTTCTTTCACTTCTTAATTCATTAAATAAATCAGTACTAGTATAAACACCAGAATTTGGTTTAATATGACATTTCATATTAAATTGTGATTTGTTGTATTTATCGCCGAAATAATTTTTTCTTTTTCCATCAGCATCTAATTCATCATGATCTGTACCATTTTCAGTATTAGTAAAAGTAAAAGAACTATTCCAATAATCCGGACAATAAGCACTGTCGTATCCCATTTCTTTTTCAAGAGTAGGGAAATCGAAAGTATATACTTTATAAGTTAAATATATAATAACAAATATTGTTCCAATAATAAATGTAACAGTAAACATATATAATTCATTGAATAGCAAAGAATTACCCCAATTAGTAAAATAACCTAATAATAAAATAATAATTGCTATTGTTCCATATAAAACACATACAGTAAAAGTTAACCAATATTTTGATTGTCTTTTGTTATCAAAAGTTTTTTTGTCATATTCGGGTAATAAAGAACGATAAATAGCCATATTCTCATCAAATGTTTTTAAATCGTCATAATCAAAATCACCAGTAGCTTTATCACTGTGAAATTTTTCAATATGTCGTCTTCCCATATTTTATCTTATATCTATTATTATAAATAGATATAATTATTTATACATTTCTAGATTTTTAGTTCCTTTTGATGATACATTTTTAGGCAATTCTTGAAATTGAGGCATTGTATTTAATTCTTTAACATAGTGTAAATGTTGTGATAAATTTGTTTTTATAATTCTAGTACATTCTAATATAACTAATCTATTAAGATATTTTACCTGTTCTAAAATTTTATTATAATCACTTAATTTCGGTCTATTAGATAAATAAATAGATTTCATTATAATTTTTAATTCAGTATCACTTTGTTTACCAATAATTTGATTGTTTTTAGTATTAAAATATATATACTTTCTAATTTCATCATGTAATAAGTTAATATTATCATTTGAAAAATATAGTCCGGTTAAATCATTTAATGCATATGTTCTAGATATAATATTTGTACCATTTTCTGTATTTTTTACAAAATTATTTTTGTTTTTAAATTTAGTATCTATAGTTGTATCAATTCTTCCTAATCCTAAATTATTATTCATATCTAATCTAAAATATATAAATAGATTATTTTTAAATTTATTTTCATTCTATTTTATAGAAGAACACATGATTAATACAAAAAAATTGAATAATTATTCTAAGTTTTTGTTAAATAAGAGAAATTTAATTCATAATAATAAAGCAGTTGTAAATAAATTTGCTTTTAATATAAATATGGTAGTATATAATATAACTACTTTAATGTCAATTATTGCAATTTTAGTGTTAAATACTAATAAAATCAATAATAATACATTAAAAATAGGAAAAATGTATATTAATAAAATGTGCATGACAAAAACAAAAAAAACTATGAAAGGCGGAACAGTTTTTCCAATTTCTTATTTTGGAGGAGATGATTCAGAATTATATAATGCACCAGAAGGAACAAACGTACAAAATATACAATGGGATAAAGGTTTAATAAGAGAAGCATTACCAGTATCAATGCAAAATGGTGGATGTGAAAATAATAATTGTAGTTTTAATAAAACATTATTAATGTTAGTAGGTAAGATCTTAAAAGGACATAAAATGAAAATAGATAAATCAACAAAACAAGAATTAGTAAATATCATTAAGTTAAATTTATATAGTATAGTTGAATTATTAAAATCAAAATCAAAAAAAAAATTATTAACATTAAAAAGTATTAAAAATATATTATCAAAATCAAAAATGAAAAAATTATTAATTTAAAAAATGATATAAATTTTATTTTTATTTAATTATAAAATGGGTATAATTACAGTTGATGGAAATATTGGTTGTGGAAAAACAGGTGTATTAAATCATTTACATAAAGTTCTTAAATTACCCGTTGATTTAGAACCAGTTGATAATTGGCAACCATATTTGAACAATATGTATATAGAAAAAAATAATATTTTTAATTTTCAAGTTAGAATATGGTTAGATAGATGTTGGATTCAATCAATTAATACAAATAATATTTTAGTAGAACGAAGTCCATTTTTTATCAAATATACTTTTATTGAAATAGCAAAAGAAAATAAATTAATTACAGAAGCCGAATATAATATACTATTAGATCTACATAAAAAAACAGATTTAATGTGGAAGGATAATATATATATATATTTAAGATCTAATCCGGAATCATGTTTAGCAAGAATAAAAAAAAGAAATAGAACAAGTGAAGAAAATATAGATATCAAATATATAAAAAGATTACATGAATTACACGAAAGTAATATATTAAAATTAAGTAAAATTATATCACCCAAAAATTTATTTATAATTGATGTAGAAAATAAAACAATTTCATCAATTGCAACAGAATTATATGAATTAATAAAATAAAATTATTTTTATTATATTAGATAATTAAGTGTATGTTTATTAAATCAATATTAGCATATATATATTTATTAATATCATTTATAACATTAGTTATAATATATATAGTTAAATGTACTTATAATAATAATTTTTTTGATAAATTTTTATATTTAGATGAAAAAAATGAAATTAATAAATATACTTATTATGCATCAAATTCATTATTATTTTTTATTTATGGTATTATATTTGGAATTAGAAATATATATTTAATAATATTAAAAATTATAATATATGATTCTATTATATTTTTTATTAAATATTGTAATCATGATAATATAGATATTAATACTAAAGAATTTGAATATAGTTTAATAGCTTTATTTAAAACAATAATTTTAAGTACGTTATCATATTATGTAGGTACAATTATATCAAATCAATTTTATAATGTATTATTTAACTTAAATAATAATTTCAATATTAAAATTACATTCTATAAGAAAAAAAAATGATATAATAATTATTTTATAATATATAATAAAAGCGTATTTATTATGAGTAAAAAAATAGAGGATAAATATAAAAAATATGAATTATTAGAACATATTCAATCATTACCTGATACATATATTGGTTCGACTGAATTAACAAGAATCAAAACATATATATATGATGATGATTCAAAGAAAATGATTGAAAAAGATATAACTTATATTCCTGGTTTACTCAAAATATTTGACGAAGTAGTTGTAAATGCAATAGATCATTCTATGCGTTTAAAAACAGAAACCAAAGAAAATATTAAATTTGTTAAAAATATTAAAATTACCATTGATAAATCAACAGGATACATTACTATATATAATGATGGAAATGGTATTGATATTGAAAAACATAAAGATTATAATAATGTTTGGATTCCAGAATTGATTTTTGGAGAGTTACTAACATCAACAAATTATGACAAAACAGAAGAAAAAACCTGGGGTGGTAAAAATGGTTTTGGTGCAAAATTAACAAATATATTTTCAAAAGAATTTAATATTGAAACTGTAGATCATTATACTAAAAGAATATATACTCAACAATTTTCGAAGAATATGACTGAAAGATCTAAACCATCTGTAAGAGCATCTTCAAAACAACCATATACACAAATTTCATTTCTTCCTGATTATGAAAAATTTGGATTAAAAAGTGGTTTAACTGATGATATATATAATTTATTTAGAAGACGTATAATAGATGCATGTGCTACAACAAGTAAAGAAGTATCAATTTACTTTAATAATGAGAAATTATTAATTAAAGATTTTGAAAAATATGCAGAATTATTTGTAGATAAAAATGAAACACCACTTGTTTATGAAGTTTGCAATGAAAGATGGGAAGTTGTTGTTGGATTATCTAAAACAGGTATTCATGAACAGATTTCATTTGTAAATGGAATTAATACAATTAGGGGAGGTAGACATGTTGATTATATTATACAAAATATTATTAAAAGATTATCTGATATGGTACAAAGTAAAAAAAAGAAAACAATAAAATCACAGCATATCAAAGATAATATTATAATATTTGTTAAAAGTATTATAGTTAATCCATCATTTGATTCACAATCAAAAGAAACATTAACAACACAAACAAGTAAATTTGGTTCAAAATGTGAATTAAGTGATAAATTTATAGATAAATTATATAAATCTGGAATTATAGATAAGGCATTGAGTTTAACTGAATTCCATGATCAAAAAAAATTAGTTAAAACAGATGGTAAAAAAACTTCTAAAATTATTATTCCTAAATTAGATGATGCTAATATGGCTGGTACAAAAAATAGTTCTGAATGTACCTTAATCCTAACAGAAGGAGATTCGGCAAAAACAATGGCAATATCAGGTTTGAGTGTTATTGGCAGAGATAAATATGGTGTGTTTCCATTAAGAGGTAAAATTTTAAATGTAAAAGATGCATCCATACAAAAAATAAGTGATAATGCTGAAATAACTGCTTTAAAAAAGATTTTAGGATTAGAACAAAATAAAAAATATAACGATGTTTCAAATTTAAGATACGGTAGTATTATGATTATGACAGATCAAGATCATGATGGTAGTCATATCAAAGGATTATTATTTAATGTATTTCAAACATTATGGAATTCATTATATAAAATAGATGGTTTTCTAACATCAATGTTAACTCCAATTATTAAAGCTTCAAATAAAACCGAAACAATATCATTTTATAATATGACAGATTATGAAAATTGGTTAGAAAGCGATGGAAAAACTGGTAATTGGAAAATAAAATATTATAAAGGGCTTGGTACTTCAACCGATGAAGAAGCTAAGGATTATTTTAGAAATATGAAAAAAATTACTTATAAATATAATGAAGAATCAGATGAAAAAATAGATTTGGCATTTAATAAAAAACGCGCAGATGATAGAAAAACTTGGTTATTAAATTATGATAAAAATAATATATTAGATTATAATAAACCTATTGTTAATTATGAATCATTTATAAATAAAGAATTCATACACTATAGTAATCGTGATTTAGAAAGATCTATTAATCATATGTGCGATGGTCTTAAAGAAAGTACACGTAAAATTTTGTATGCTTGTATTAAAAGAAAATTATATAATACTGAAATTAAAGTAGCACAACTTGCTGGTAATGTAAGTGAAGTTACTGCTTATCATCATGGTGAATCGTCATTACAATCTGCAATTATTGGTATGGCGCAAATATATGTTGGAACTAATAATATCAACATATTATCACCAAATGGTCAATTTGGTTCTAGAATTCAAGGTGGTAATGATTCATCATCTCCTAGATATATATATACACTATTATCTCCATTAACAAAGTTTATATTTAGAGAAGAAGATTCATGTATTTTAAATTATTTACATGAAGATGGTAATATAATTGAACCAGAATATTATATTCCAGTTATACCAATGATTTTAGTAAATGGTGGAGTTGGTATTGGCACAGGATTTTCGACAAATATTCCACAATATAATCCATTAGATATTATTAACACTTGTATTTCAATTTGTAATAATTTAAATAGTAATAATATAAAAATTAATAAATTAGAAGATTTTAATGATGCTTATAATATTATTAATGATATTGAAATTAGTGAATTTGTACCATATTATTTAGGTTTTAAAGGGACAATTACAAAAAGTGATAAGGATCAATTTGAAAGTAAAGGTATATATAATTGGTTAAATGATACAACACTTGAAATTACAGAATTACCAATCGGAACTTGGACAGAAAATTATAAAGAATATTTAGAAACTATAATACAAAATAATCTGTATAATCTAAAATCATTTGAAAGTCATTATACAGCTAAAAATATTAAATTTATATTATATTTTACACCGGGTTCGAGAACTATTCATAGTAATTCAGATAAATTTGAAAATAATTTTAAATTAGTATCAACCAAAAATTTAAGTGTTAATAATATGCATTTATATTCAGATGCAGGTTCTATAAAAAAATATAAAAATACAGTAACAATTATTAAAGACTGGTCTAAAATTCGTTTACAAAAATATTTTGAAAGAAAGAATTGTTTAGTTAAAAATTTAGAAAAGGATTATAATATACTATCTTCAAAAATTAGATTTATTCTTGATGTTATTTCAGGTAATATTAAACTTATGAATATTAAATTAGAAACTATTGCAAAAAGATTAACAGAATTAAATTATCATAAAATATATAAAGATTCAGATAATGAAATAGATGATGAAACAAATAATATTATTAAGGGATATAATTATTTACTTAAAATGCCAATTTCACAATTAACAATGGATAGAAAAATTATTTTAGAAAAAGAAGTAAATGAATTGAAAAATAAATTAGATACTCTTAAGAAAACTAATATACAAAATATATGGATTTCTGAATTAGAAGAATTACATAAAAAATGGTTAGAACATAAAAATAATATTGAAACAGAATATATTAATGATAGTGATAATGTGCCAAATAAATCAGTTAAAAAGAAAACTAAAAAATAAGGTTATATAGTCATGTATTCCATATATTAATATATCTTCTTTTTTATTTAATGAAAAATACCATTTAAAAGGCAATATTAAACATTTATTTTTTTTTAATTTAATATCTATTACAATATCATCTTTGGTTGGTGTAACATTTTTAAATTCTTTAGGATTTGATATAAAAATGTTAGTATCATTATTTGCATATAATATTGTATATTTGTAAGGTAATCTTTCCCATATATTTTTTGATTCAAATTTCTTAATTTTATTATATTTAAATACATCATTGATAAATTTACTATCTATTTGATCTTCAATTACGATAGGTTGTTTTAATATTAAATTTTCAATATTTAACTTATCTTTTTTAAATTGAAATATAGATATTTCTTCTGGAAATATAAAATAACATAATGAATATAATATAAAAATAGTTGCTATAATAATAATAATTTTTTTCATTTATTATATATCAATAGAATATATATTATATGCTTTTAAAATAACGAATATTTTTTATTTTCATATAGTAATGAGTTATAAAAAGAAATCATCTTATTTTAATTTAATTAAAGAAAGCGCTAATAATGCTATAATAAAAAAAAAATCTAGTAAAGAAAATGAAATTAACGAAAAGTTTAAAAAAGCTAAATTATTAATTTCTAAAATTAAAGATCAAAAAATAAGAGATGTATTTCAAAATGAGTTAGATATTATACAACAATCAGGTGGTACTAAATCAAATTTAGATATTAGTGAATTGGCAAATTCTGCTTTAGATTTAAGAAATACTCCATTCGGTAAAGTAGCCGAAAAGGCTATATCATCTACACCAATGGGCGCTATAGGTATAAAAACAATGGATAACATTATAGAACAGGGTACCAATATTGCAAAAAAAGTAGGTATTGATGATAAAACTATGGAAAAAGTTATAAAACAAGGTAGTGATATTTTAACAGATACTGTTGATAATATTGCAAAAACAACTGCAGATACTATTAATAAAAGTAGAGAATTGAGTAATCAAGTATTTGATACTAATAAAACAAGTGATATAAGTGATAATGAAACTGATGAAAATAATACAACTGAAGTAAAAAAAAATGGTAATAATATTAGTGTTCAGATTAATGTAACTGGTTCTGGGAAGAAAAAAGATGATAAAACAAATGAAATTGAAAATGAAAAAACTACTGAAACAGAAAAACCTAGTGAAACTGAAACAGAAAAACCTAGTGAAACTGAAATAGAAAAATCTACTGAAACTGAAAGAATAGATAAACCATCTGTTATGGTTACAGGTGAAAATTTTGGCAATAATTCAGAATTACCAGAAGAATTAAGTGATAATGACGAAGCGGATAAAAAACAACATACTCCAAGTTATCCAAAAGAATTACAAATTTTTCCATTAAATTCGCATTCTATGAAAAAAAAATCAAAAGAATATAGTATTTATTTGAATAAAATTAAAAGTAAAATTGATGTTGCTTCTAATGCAGAAGCATCGCAAAATGCATTAGTTCAAATTAATCAAGAAAAAATAGATGCTGATATTGCATTAAAGAAAAAAAAAATAGGAAAGGAAGAAGTTCAAAATACTAAAAATTTTCCAATAAAACTTGCTATATTTCAAAGATTAATTGAAAGATGTACCATAGCAGTATGGAGTATTATAAAAAAAATTGGTAAAATTATACATAGAGTAATATTTTTATTTATTGAATTTTGCAAATCACATCCAGTTGCTTTAATATGTTGGGTAATAGCAGTTGTTATATTTATATTTTTGTTAGTATTTTTAATTTTTGGAGCAGAAATTAGTTATAATAGTAAAAAAAAATCAAAAGAACCAAATAATGATAATAAGACTGAATGTTCCAATAATTATAATAGTTGTGGTTCCAAAGTAAAATTTAATTTTAAACAATGTTTTGATAATCCATTAGAATATACATTTAATTTTTTTAAAAAAAGTGTTAATGATTATAAAGGAGCTACTGTTGTTAATAAATTATTTTATGATAGTTTAGATACTGCTTCATCTGTTTTAAAAGGGACAACAGGTATTTCATTTATTGAAAATAATAAATTTGATCGTCCAATTAATAAAGAAAATGAAGCAGATATACAAAGAGTTGATAATATATCTTTTATAGATTATAGTATATTAAATGATAAAATAAAAAAAAAAATATATAAATAAATCGATGATGAAAATCATAAAAACACTGCTATATCATTAATAAAACCAAAAAATATAGAATGGAAATTGCCATATATAGATTATTATAGTACAGATACAGATGCAAATAAATTACCAGAAAGTATCAAAAAATATAAAAATAAAAATGACGATAAAGATTATTCATTAAATGATACATCATCTTTAATATTTCCATGGAATATTGAAGGAGATAAATATGTTTTAGATTGTAATGCTAGATATAAAAATTTAGATAATAAAATTTTAAGTAATTTATATGAAACAGACGGATTATATTGTATTTCAAAATCAAAACCAAATCCTGTTAATTAGTTTTAAATATTAATATATTTATATTAAATTATATTAATAGAGTAATGACAAAATCAAATTATGTTAATAATATAAAATATACAGATCCAAGTATTGAAAAAAATAAATTAAATGAAGATATATGTATAAAAGAAGAAGATAAAACTATTGGTAATAAATGCAGTATTGATTTAGCAATAAATAATAATTTATATAATGAAAAAAACAATTCTTTTGATTTTAGTATAATTAGTAAGGATGATATTAACAAAATTGATTTACATAAAAAGCAAGATATTGGTAAGGAAAAAAATTATAAATACTCATTATGTAATAGTAAAGGCGAACCAAATTGTGCTTTAAAAAATAAAAATATATGGTTAACTAAAAATAATAATAATCAATGTGAAATTTACGATAAAATAGCTTTGGGACCCTGGAAAACATCAATTGAAACTGGTAGTACTGATGGAATTAAAAAATTAAAAAAACCTGATAATCATGAAATAATTATTAAGTTATTATCATCATATAATAAAGATAATCCTGATATATGTGATGAAAGATGGTATGATTGGTTTACTATACCCGATTATCATAATGGTAATAATTATTCATCTCAATTATCATTATCAAAACAAAAAAATATATGCTATAAACCATGCAACTTTGGTAGTATTCCAATAAATGAAAAAGATAATGAAAATAATATAACAAAATGTATAAACCGTGATTTAATAGATAATGGTAGATTAAAAAATACTTTTCCACATACGCCATATTCAATGATAATATTATTAGGATCAACAAAAGAAGATTTAATTGAATTATATCAATCAGAATTTACTTTAGTTGATAATATTATAGAAAAATATAATAAACGTATTGAGAAAGATTATGATTATGAAATTAATAATGATATTTTAACACAAATAAATGAAAAAGATACTTCAGAATTAATATTTAATAGCATTCATAATGATATAAAAAAATCTATAATGAATATTATAACAGAACCAATATCACATTTAAATATAATACCACCAATTGATAATAGAAATGAACTTAATTATAATCCAGAAAGAGTATATAATAATAAATTTATTTTAATAAAGGCATATAATATTTCTAAAAAATTAAGTGATTTTTTAACATATGATAATCTAAGTGATAAATTTTATAATTGGAAAAAAGAATTATCTATTATTAATAATTTAGATATAAATTCATGGGAATTTAATAAATTATTATTATTATTACAAGCATGTTGCAAATCTTGTTTTGGTTTTCAAAATAAGGATGATATAAAATATAAACATTTCAAAAGTTATAATGATTATATTATTAGTAATATAACAAAATATAATAGAAATGATAAAATATATAATAGACTTCAATATCCAAATTATAATAAAGAACAAGTATTAAAATCTATTGATACTAATAATTCATTTAATAATTTTAATCAAAAAGATTTAAATGATATTAATTTAAATAAGATAAAAGATTATCAATTAAATGAAAATGCAAAAGTCGAAGATAGTTCTATGCCAGGATTTAAATCATTAAATAAATGTGATATTAATTTTAAAAATCATAAAGGAGATATTATTAAAGATATTAGCGAATGTAATATTAATAAAACTACAAATTTAATTAATATCAATATATTAGATAATACTTTTTCTTCAAATATTATTGTATATATAAATTTTTTTCTATTATCATTATTAATGATTATTTATTTATTTCTTTCATATAATTTAATAATTCTTACATGGAAACAATTTTCTAATGTTATTAATTATATACTTATGGGTATAATATGGATTATTGCTACATTTATAAGTATATTTACAACATTATTTGGTAATGCAGATAATAAAAAGGGAATAATTATAAATATTCATAAAAATGCATTAAAAGCCGAGTGGTATTATGGATATTTTACGCAAAGTCTTGCAATTGCAAATGCTAAACGAAATTATTTATTTAATGGTGTATTATTATTAGGCACTATTTTCGTATTTTTAACAATTATAAAAACATTTAGTGATATTTTTAATATTTTTAAAAAATGATATAATTAAATTATATATAAATAATTATTATGACTACTTATATTTTACCAAATGATAATTTTGAAGCAGGTATTGATGAATCAAATAGAGGTGGTTTAATTGGTGATGTAGTTAGTGCATGTGTAGTTTTAAAAAAACCAGAAACAACTGAAGAAAATGATATTTATAATCAAATTAAAGATTCCAAAAAACTTAGTAAAAAAAAAAGAAAATTCTTAGCAGATTATATTAAAAAAAATGCAATAACTTATGGTATTGCTTCTATAGGTGTAGATGAAATAGATGATATTAATATTTTAAATGCTACATTAAAAGCAATGAATTTAGCAGCAGATATTGCATATAAAAAAAAATCTTTTAATAAAATTTATATCGATGGACCATATTTTAAACCATATATTCCACCTGGTGTAAATTCAGAAATTATACCATATGAATGTATTAATAAAGGTGATTCAATATATACTTGTATAGCTGCCGCATCTATATTAGCAAAAGAACAACATACTGAAAATATTATTAAATTAGTTGAAAATAATAAGGAATTAGAAAAATATGATTTATTAAATAATCAAGGATATGGAACTTCTAAACATTTAAATGCTATAAAATTATATGGTATTACAAAATGGCATAGAAAATCTTATAAATGTTGTAAATAAGTTCTAGATAAATTATTTTTCTTTTAAATTAATATATATGATAGTAAAATATTCTATTTTGGCCGAATTTATTGCATCTTTAGCAGGACTATTATCTATTATTGCTTATATTCCTCAAACATACAAAGTTTATTTAACTAATCAAACTGATGATTTAGATATAAATACTTTTGGATTATTATTAATAATAAAATTTTTATGGATTATATGGGGTTTTTTAATTGGTAGTATCTCTGTTATTTTATTTGGTGTAATTCAAATGAGTATTGTTTCTTATATTGTACTTAAAATAAATAAAAATTTAGATAATAATACTTATTACCATAAACATTATTATGATAATTATATGAGACTAGATAATAAACACTAAAATTTTTTTTATTAAATTATATAAAAAAAAAATGATTTAATTTATATAAGTATAAAAATATTAAAATAATAATGTCTCTTTCAGTTGCCATTAATAATAATGCTAAAAGAAGTCTTTCTATTGTATTAAATAATTCTTATAATACTATTCATAATGAATTGGTTAAAGATATGCAAAAAAAAAAATTCTTTTGTGATTGTGATTATTATTCTTGTCACTGTATTACATATGGAACTCATTGTAATTTAGATAAGAAATCAATTAATGAATTTGCAAAACATATTTTAGATAATGGATTTCATAACAAATATAAAAAAATAAGTAAAAATAAAAGCAATCAAAATTATAATTATTTACTAAAACAGTGGGTTTATTAATAGACAATTATTATTTATAAATTAAAATAATATATATATATGTCAATTCATACAATTGGAGATAGTCATTCCAATAATGGTTGGACTGGAATAATAAATCATCATTTAGGACCAGTTTTATGTTATAGTTTGGGGAAAGAAAAATTAAATAGATGCGATATTCGCAACTTTAATATTAAAGATGGAGACACTATTATTTTTTGTTTAGGTGAAATAGATTGTAGATGTCATATCCATAAACACATAACAGAAACAACAAGATATCAAGATATTATAAATAATATTGTTGATAATTATTTTGAAGCAATTGAATTAAATGTATCCATTTCACAAATTAAACTAAAAAATGTATGTGTTTATAATGTTGTCCCACCTATTCAAAAATATAATACTTTGGAAAATCCTGCATATCCATATTTGGGAACAGATGAAGAACGAAAATTATATGTTTTATATTTTAACGAAAAATTAAGAAAAAAATGTATTGAAAAAGAATATATATTCTTTGATATTTATAATAATTATATAAATCAAAATGGATATTTAAGAAAAGATTTAAGTGATGACAACGTTCATATTCGTAATGGTATTTATATAAGTAATTTTATAAAAGAAAATAATTTATAAAAATAATCAGCGTTTTAAATGTAATCATAAATATACTTTTTATTTAATTTATTTTTATCTGAACTATTAATATTAATTAATTCTAATATTTCATTTATCCATAATTTAATACGATCCTCATATAATTCATTGCATGATTCAATATATAATTTGATTCCTTCATATTCTATTTTATATTCATCAATCATAATATTTGCATATTCAATATGCCATGATTTAAGTAATTCATAAAAAATTGTTTTTAATTTTTTTTCATCACATTTATTTAACTGTGTATTAATATATTTTTTTTGAATTTCTTCTAATAACATATCAGATTGAGAATAATAAATGTAAGAATAACATTTGAAAATAAGATCTTCAGGAAGATTATCAAAAATCATGATATAATCTCTAGATTATTATATACAATCATTTTTTTATAAATTCAAGAAAAAAAAGTACATTTCTTAATTATTTTTAAATTTTTATAAAGCTTTTTAATATTTTTAAATTTTTAATGAAATGTACTTTTTTTTATATTATTCTAAATTTAAATAAATTTTAATATTAGAATGTATTTTTATGATTATCCTGAATTTACACCTAATATTACACCAAAAGGTATGTTTAAATTAGGAATAATGGGTGGTACATATTTTCGAATAATTAAGTCGCCGAAAACAAAAAAAATATATAAAAACCATCATAGAAAATTTAAATTTTTAAATAAAATACCATTAAATATGCTAACACAAAAAAATTATGATAAAAATATTAATTATTATAAAGTTGAGGTTGGAACTAGTTATGAATTTTGGATGTCTAAAAATTGGATAAAAGAAAAATACGATCCATATGGTTGGATTGAATGGTATTGTAATTTTTATAATGGTAGAAGAACAGATGATGATATAAGACAAATAAATCGTTGGAAAAAATCTGCTGGACCTAAAGGTAGATTTAGAAATCAATTACAAAGAAAAATAAATGAAGTAGGTAATAATAATGCAAATATATATCCTAGATTAAGACAAACTTTGTTGCATTGGGGATGGGATTCTAGAAAAATGAAAGTAAAAAAATAAATTTTTTTATCAAACTATATAATATTTAATTGCCTCTAAAACCGCCACCCGGTTGAATAATTCTACCACCACCTTTTTTAGTAGGTTTTAAAGATTTAAAATATTTATTTTTATTTTCAAAATTATTATCTAGTTTATTATAATTATAATTATTATAATTATTATTATTTTTAATTTTAATTTTTTCATAATTATTTTCAATTTCTTTTTTATTAATTTTTAATGTATTGAATTTTGTATTTGCAAATTCGCGAATTCTCATTTTATCAGTGGTTGATAGCATAATTGATAATATCATTATTAATAAATTATTATCATTTTTTTATTTTTTAGATTTATATTTTTTAAATTTATATTTTTAGTTTCTTTAAATAAGTGTATGAAAAAAGTATAATACTAAAATATATAGCAATTTTCAAATAAAAATTTTTTACTCTATACATTAATATATTTATCACACCCCATGTACCAATCCATAATAATATAATTAAAAATATTCTTTTTTCTTCACTATATTGCATAATATTCTAAATTCTATTTAATATAAATAAAAAAATGATTAATATTATATAATATATTTAATATAATGAAAAAAATAATTCAATATATAATTAATTATCATGCTAAAATCACATCATTGCCAAAATTAGGTAGATGGAATTTAAAAAAATGCGATACAAAACTTACAAATATAAATTCTGTTTATCAAAATAGAGATCATTGTGGTGATATTATTTGTAAAAAACCAATTAAAGCAGATCAATATAAAAATTAATTATGTTTTTCTTAATTTTTTATTGAAGATATTTTTTGTTTTGTGTTTTTTTTATTAGTTTTATTTTTTGTTGATTTCGTTTTCTCTTTATTTTATTTTGTTTTTTTGTTGATTTGTTTTGTTTTTTGTTGATTTTGTTTTTAATTTCATATATATTTTATATATAATAATTATTATTTAATTTATATAAAGAATTTGTATATTAATATAATTAAATATGCGCATATTTTTATTTATTTCTACATTGTTTTATAGTACATATTGTTTTACACATTCAAATACATTACCTATTTATAATAAAATTAAAAAAAATAGTCTATGTCAATTGAATATGCAAGATAAAATTAATAGCAGAGATTTTAATAAAGTTGATCTTGATAAATCAGGATATCTTGATGCAAATGAATTAAATAATTATTATGGTAAAAATGAAATTTTAAAAAATGGTGATTTAAATAAAGATAATGAAATTGATTATGCGGAATTTGAAAGATTATCAAATATTGATAAATTTGGTGAAGAAAATGGTGGTAATTTATATGTAAGAAATGCAATTAAATTTGGTTTACTAAATAAAGATTCAATTTTATCAGATGGGAAAGCATCTATTTTGGTAGGCAATAAAGGTTTTGATCCATTAAATTGTGCTACAGATATTAAAACATTAAAAAAATATAGAGAAGCAGAAATTAAACATGGGCGTTTAGCAATGTTGGCAAGTGTAGGTTGGCCTTTATCAGAACTTTTTCATTCGAATTTATCCAAACTTACACAATCTGCAAATTTATTATCTAATAATAACAAAGTTCCTTCTATTCTTAATGGTGGTCTGGAAAAAATTAATCCAGTATTTTTTATGAGTATTATTGTATTTACAACAACAATTGAATTGGTTGCTTTAAATAATAATTATAAAAGTGATAGAATGCCTGGGGATTTGGGATTTGATCCTTTAAAACTTTATATTGATAAAGATCCTATTACAAAAAGAGATTTAGAATTAAAAGAATTAAATAATGGTAGATTAGCAATGTTAGCAATTACATATTATGCTTTATCAGAATTTATTAATAATAATGCAATTATTAATAAAACACCATATTTATTTAAATCTTTCTTATAAATTTTAAAAAATGATATTATATATTATAATATATAATATATTCAGATTATGGATAATAATATTATTGATAGTTTTAAAAGTATGTCAATTAATAATAAACAGTGTATAATTTGTAATAATATATTTACAGCACCATATTTTTATGATAATAATGATATATTATGTATAATATGTTCTAATAATTATAATGAACTAATGTTAGAAGATAATTATGATAATATTGAAATTATATAAAAAAATAATGATATTATAAATTATGAATATGCTAAGAAAATATAATTTTTTATTATTTTGTTTAATAATTAATTATGTAACATCATTTAATTATATTAGTATGAATTTAAATAAACTAGATATTTTAAAACCAAGATATGTAACAAAACAATGGAAAATTGATATAGATACTAATCCGAAAGATACATACTATGATTGGTTAAATATTGTTTGGTATGACGATTTTCATTTTAATTCAATGATTAATTCAAAAATAATTACAATTGGTGATATTTATGGAACTAATTCAATGCGTTCACTAAATTTTTTTAATACTGTAAATCAAGTAATTACAAATACATCATATCCAAGTAAAATTTTATATAAGGAATATGTTGCACCTAGTTTTAATAGTAATAAAGGAGAAATTAAATTTATTAATAATAATAACAAAACTGAATTAATTTGGAATTTAAATTATACTTGTTTGCTACATACTGAAAATTTTATATATAAGATGTATGATAGTGCGATATCAACATCTTTAAAAAAAGTAAAAATTTATTCCGAAAGAAAAAAATATCAAAATGAATTAAAATAAACCTTTTTTTATTAATTTTATAATTTTATTAGTGTCTTTATAAGTAATTTTAGTTAAATCTAAATTATCTATCATTTTATATATTTTACATGATTTTTTCTTTTTTTCTATACATAGTTTCTCTGTAAAATTTTTAACCATGATTAAATCTTTTTTTTGCAATTCTAAACATTTTTCATAACTACATTTTAATAAATTAATATTTTCTTTACTGTCTATCATTTTATTTAATAATTTATTAGTTTCATTTATATAATATTTTTTTTCTTGTGTTTTTATATACATTTTTAAATTTTTTTTTACTTTTTTTTGATATATTTTAAATTCTTTAGTATAATTTTTAGTTGTTTTTGTATCATTTTTAACATTTTTTTTTATATTATCCAAAAATAAAATAACTACTTTTTTATTTATATAATCATCTGTTAATTTTTGTAAATTTGATTGAAAATCTTTATATGATATAGTTGTTTTTTCTTTTTCAATTAAAACAGAAATTTCTTGTAAAATTTTTTTTTTATAATTTTCTAATTCATCCATTTTTTTTTTGCAATTTTTTTTGTTACATTCTACTAATTTTGATGCTATATTTAACATTTCTGACATTTCTTTATTATATTTTTGAATTAATTTTAAGTTGTTATTCATTATTTATCTAATATAAGTATTTATTTTAAAAATCATTTTTAAAATAAAAAATTATTATAATAAAATATTATTATTAATTTCTATTAAATTATTTAAATAATTATTCATAAAATTATTAAAATATTTTGGATAATTTTTATTATAATAATTAAAAGTTTCTTTAAATTCATTTAATTTATCAATTTGTGTTTTTATTAAATTATAAATACATGTTTCTGATATATCAGTTGAATATTTTTTTATATTTGAAGTTATATTAAATAATATAATAGACAATAATAATTTACATAATATTTCTGTTTTGAAATAATATTGATAAAAATAAGCATTATATTTATTATTTAAATATTTAATAATAAAATCACATATACTATAAAATTCATCTATATTTAAATTTAAATTATATGACTTGATTTTTACAATAAAATTTATAATATTTTTATATTTTTTATTAACACAATGATATTGACTTTCTATAATATCATATATTAAAAATAAATTATTATTTTTAGCAATTTCTGATATATAATTTCTGTAATTATTAATATGATTTATAATATTATCAGTAATTTTATTATTATTTTTTTGATATTTATTATTTTTTAAAATAGAATAATTTATATATTTTATAAAAAATGAATTACAATAAGAATCAGAATAATATAAATTATATAACGAATTATTTTTAATTAAACTATTTATGTTGTAGAAATAATTAAATTTTTTAGAAATTATAGATAATGTATTATAATATTCTAAATTAATAAATTTTTTTATATATTCAAAAATATCATTATTAATATCTAATATATTCATTTATTATAAATTATTATAATAATATATTATCATTTTTTAAATAATACTTTGTTTAATAATTATACCAATTATTAAACTTATTATACCAAAAAGTATATGTTGAATATGTGTTCCAGGACATTTTTTTATATTAAATATTTTGGCAAAATAACAATGTTGTGTGTGTGTTGCTAAACTCCAAAACAAACCGTTTAAAACAAAAAATATATATAATATATTATAAATTAGATTCATTCTAAAATTATACAATATTATTATTATATAATTCATTAATTTCACTAGAATTAACTAATTGGTTAATATAATTAGTATCATTATTTAATAATTGTAAATGAGCTTCATTTAATGTAATATTGAGATTATCTTTTTTAATTTTAACTAAATTTTTAATATCATCTTTTACTTTTTTATTTAAATTATGATAATTAAATTCTCTATTAATTATATCATTATGTAATTGTATGTATAGTTCTTCTCTATTAAAACTATGTTCTCTATTTAATCTTTCTGTTTCTAAAATAATTCTTTCATTATTTGATCTATTTATCTTATGCATACATATCATTAATATAATTAGTAAAATTAAAACACACATAATTATATATATAATTGAAATAGTGTCAATATTCGAAAACATTTAAATATAATATTAAATATAAATTATCATTTTTTTATTTTTTTTGTTTAATTTTTAATTAGGATGATATAATAATTTTATATAATAAATTTTAAAAAATGATATATTAATTAATATATTTTTAATTAATTATGTGCAATATTTATCAAGAAACTGATATCGAAGATATACGTAAAGAACATAAAAAAATTAATTATTCAGAAGAAATATGGAATAATTTAATAATTGAGTTTAAAGATAATCATGAATTTTTTGAAACAAAAAGAGATATTATTAATTTTCAAAAAAAATTACAAAGAAAATATAAAGTAACAGTGTCTAATTGTGATTTAATTAAAATATATAATTTTTTAGAATTAAATAATATCAAACTCAAAAATTTAATTACAAAAAAAAAACAAAAATCTGATTCTGGTGTATTAGTTATTACAGTTTTAACATCCGCACATCCAGAATATATTGATGACGATGGTAATACAAAAATTGCTAAATTTTCATGTAAACATGATTGTGCTTATTGTCCTAATGAAAAAGCACATGAAGGAAATAATTGGGTAGATCAACCAAGAAGTTATTTATTCGAAGAACCTGCAGTATTAAGAGCAAATGCAAATGATTTTGATGCTATAAAACAAATGAATGCGAGATTATCTACATTAAGAGAAATGGGTCATGCATTGGATAAATTAGAAATAATTGTATTAGGTGGAACATGGTCTGAATATCCATCACAATATCAAGAGAGATTTATTACAGAATTATATTATGCTGCAAATATATTTAATAATATTTATAAGCGAGATATGTTAACTTTAGAAGAAGAAATAGAACTTAATCAAAACGAAAGTATAATTCATATAATTGGTTTAACATTAGAAACACGACCCGACACAATAACATTAGATGAAATTAAAAAATTTAGAAGATATAATTGTACCAGAATACAATTAGGAGTACAACATACACATAATGATGTATTAAAAAAAATAAATAGAGGACATAATATTGAATGTGTATATAATGCAATTAAATTATTGAAAGAAAATTGTTATAAAGTTGATATACATTTAATGCCTAATTTACCTGGTTCATCATATGAAAAAGATGTAGAAATGTTAAATAGTTCATTATATGATCCACGATTACAAGCAGATCAATATAAAATATATCCAACAGCAATTGTTCCTTGGACTAAAATTAAAAAATGGTATGAAGAAGGAACATATGTACCATATGATGATATTAAATTGTATGAATTAATTAAAAATTTTAAACAAAAAGTTCAAAAATGGAAACGATTAAATAGAATTATTCGTGATATACCAGGTTCATATATAAGTGGTGGATATGATAAAAAATATGTAAATATGAGACAATTATTACAAAATGATATGAAAAAAAATAATTGGAGATGTATGTGTATTAGATGTAGAGAAGTGGGTGGTAATATTATAAATATAGATGATATAAAATTAAATTTTATTGAATATGATGCTTCAGATGGAAAAGAATATTTTATTTCATATGAAACAGAAAAATATTTAATTGGTTTTATTAGATTGCGAATTAATTCAGCAAATCCAAATGTATTACCTGTTTTAAAAGATGCAGCATTAATTAGAGAATTACATGTATATTCAAATTTAAATAATGTAGGAAATAATATAAATGAATCAATGCAACATAAGGGATTTGGAAGAAAATTAGTAGAACAAGCAGAATTAATTGCAAAAAAAAATAATTATTATAAAATGGCAATAATTAGTGGTACAGGTGTTAGAAATTATTATAAAAAACTAGGATATAATTTAGAAGATACATATATGATAAAATATCTAAATAATGATAAATGTATTATTCAATAAATTCAGTATTTATAAAATTTTCATAAAAATTTTCTTTTTTAAGAAAATCTAATTTTTTAAATTTGCAATTTAAATTTTTATTTTCATTTATTTTAATACAACAAATATTAATTTTTTTTAATAATTCTTTCATATCATTATTTAACTCTTTCATAATTAATTATAACTTTAATTAATTAATATATCATTTTTTTTTTAAAATAATTTATAATTAGTATATAAAGGAAAATTATTATAAAGACGATATGAATTATTTAATCTTTTTGTATTAAAAATTATTCTTTTATTATTATTTATTAACTTAGTGCAATATGTAAGTTTTAATTCAATATTATTTAACTGCAATTCTATATTATTTATACATAAGTTAATAATAATATTAAATAAATCACTATTTTCAAATACTTTATCGTACATTAATTATTAATAATATTAAAAAATGAAAAATAATATATAAATAATTAGTATTATTATTAATGGATATAAATAATATAGTAGATGATAATTATTTAAATTTGGTTAGAAACACATATTATAATAATGACTATAATATATTAAAACAATATTTTAAAAATTTAAAAATAAATGAAATAAAAATAAAAGAAATCGAAGATAATTTTAAAACATTAGGAAATATATCAAATAAAGATATTATATATCATAATTATTGTCTAAAAAAGATAAAATTAATATATTCAAAATGGAGTTTATTTACAAATTATTTAATTTTAAATAAAAATATTTAATTGAATGTATGTAATATTATTATTTGGTTTAATACCATACATTTTTAATTTTGATTCATCAAAAATAATAAGTGATTTTAAATCTAAAATATTATTATTATAATAATGTTTAAATTTATAATAATTTTTGTTAGCTTCAAATAATAATCTAAAATAAGTAGGATTAATTAATAAATCGCTAATAAAATCACTATTATTATCATATATATATCCTGGATAAATTATAAAAACCTTACCTTTAAAAGCTATATCAAATAAATAATTATTTAAAGAATAATTAATGTAATCATATTTAATAAGATAAGAACAATCTATATTTTTATTAATTATTAAAGGATTTAATATTATTTTTATATTATTAATTTTATTTAGTAAATTATTAATTTCATTTTCTATTTTATCAATTCTTAAACTTAATATATAATCAAATATATCATTTGGTAATGATATCATTTAATATATATTATATGTTAATTTTTAAATAAATTATATATGATGTTGATAATAAAAAAAAATATAATTAATAAAATAAAAAAATAATTATATAAACAAATAAATTATATAATAATAAGATAATATATAAAATAAATATGCATGTTGTTAAAAGAAACTTACAAAAAGAAGATGTTAGTTTTGATAAAGTATTAAACAGATTAAAAAATTTATCTGATGATTTACATATTAATGTTTATGAATTAGCACAGAAAGTATGTACTCGTATATATGATGGGGTAAATACATGTGAATTAGATGAATTAGCTGCTTATTTATCAAGTAGTATGTCAATTGATAACCCTGATTATAGTACATTAGCATCTAGAATAATAATATCAAATCATCATAAAAATACATCTCCATCTTTTTCGGAAACAATTCAAATATTATATAATAATAAAGATATTCATGGGAATGATTCACCATTAGTATCAAAAGAATTATATGAAATTGTGAATAAAAATAAGGAGAAATTAAATAATTATATTGATTATCAAAGAGATTTTTTATTTGATTATTTTGGATTTAAAACTTTAGAGAGAGCATATTTAATTAAAATTAATAAAAAAATAATTGAAAGACCGCAACATTTATGGATGCGTGTATCAATTGGTATACATGGAGAAGATATTAAAGAAGTATTAGAAACATATGATTTAATGAGTAAAAAATATTTTACACATGCGACACCGACATTATTTAATTCGGGAACAAAAAGACCACAAATGAGTAGTTGTTTTTTATGTAGTGTTAATGATGATAGTATTAGTGGTATTTATGATTCATTAAAAGAAATGGCATTAATTTCTAAATATGCTGGTGGCATTGGAATTCATATACACCAGGTTCGGTGTAAAGGTAGTCATATTAGAGGAACAAATGGGACATCTAATGGTATAATACCAATGTTACGTGTATTTAATAACACGGCAAGATATGTAGATCAGGCTGGAAAACGCCTAGGAAGTATAGCAGTATATTTAGAAACATGGCATAATGATATAGAAGCATTTTTAGAATTAAAGAAAAATCATGGAAGCGAAGAAGAAAGATGTCGTGATTTATTTTTAGCATTATGGGTATCGGATTTATTTATGAAACGAGTTAAAGAAAATAAAAAATGGTCTTTAATGTGTCCTGATAAATGTCGTGGATTAAGTGATGTATATGGTGAAGAATTTGAAAAACTATATGAAAAATATGAAGAAGAAGGAAAATATACAAAACAAATAAATGCACAAGATTTATGGTTTAAAATTTTAGAAGCACAAATAGAACAAGGAGTTCCATATATACTTTATAAAGATGCTGCTAATACGAAAAGTAATCAAAAAAATATTGGAACTATTAAATCAAGTAATTTATGCGCTGAAGTATTAATTCATTCATCACCAGAAGAAACCGGTGTATGTAATTTAGCGTCTATTTGTTTACCAACATATGTTAATGTTGATGATAAAAAATTTGATTTTGAAAAATTACATAGTGTTGTAAAAGTAATTGCAAAAAATTTGAATAAAGTTATTGATATTAATTTTTATCCCGTTGAAAAAGCCAGAGTATCTAATTTAAGACATAGACCTATTGGTATAGGCGTTCAAGGATTAGCAGATGTATTTATGATGTTAGAATATCCATTTGAAAGTAAAGATGCAGCAGAATTAAATAAGCAAATATTTGAAACAATATATCATGGGGCGGTTGAATCATCAATGGAATTATCAAAAAAAAGAGGAGAAATAATTAATGATATCTTAAATAATAATAGTGATATTGATATTAATAAATATGTAAATGAATTTGAAAATAATATTATAAAAACAAAATATAAAGGTGCATATTCATCATTTGAAGGTAGTCCAATATCACAAGGTTTATTTCAATTTGATTTATGGAATGAAAAACCAAGCGATAGATATGATTGGGATAAATTAAGAAATGATATTAAAGAATATGGTATTCGTAATAGTTTACTATTATCACCTATGCCTACAGCATCAACATCACAAATTATGGGATTTAATGAAAGTTTTGAACCATTTACAAATAATATATTTCAAAGAAAAACATTAAGTGGAGAATTTATTGTAATTAATAAATATTTAATTAAACAATTAATTCAAATGGGATTATGGAATAAAGAAATGAAAGATACTATTATATTACATGAAGGTAGTATTCAAAATATTCCGGAAATTGATGATAAATTTAAAAACTTATATAAAACATCATGGGAGATTAAACAAAGAGTAATTATTGATATGTCAGCAGATAGAGGTAAATATATTTGTCAAACACAAAGTTTAAATATATTTATGGAAGATCCAGACTTTCAAAAATTATCATCAATGCATTTTTATGGACATTCAAAGGGCTTAAAAACCGGGTCATATTATCTTAGAACACGACCTAAAGCAAAAACGCAACAATTTACAATTGATCCAGAATTTGCAAAAAGAAAAATGAGATGTGCTAACGAAAATGGTGATAGTTGTGAATTATGTTCAGCATAAAAATATTTAATTATTTTTAAATTATATAAAAATATAAATATATAATATAACACACAATGAATGATAAAAAAGAGATATTATTAGAACCTTCTAATCGATTAACTATTTTTCCCATAAAGCATAATGATATGTGGGATATGTATAAAAAAGCGGTGAGTGCATTTTGGACTCCCGAAGAATTAGATTTAAGTAAAGATGTTGATGATTTTAATACACTAAATGATAATGAAAAATTTTTCATTAAAAATATTTTAGCCTTTTTTAGTTCAAGTGATACAATCGTTAATATAAATTTAGGTGAAAGATTTATTAATGATGTAGAAGTTTTAGAAGCAAAATTTTTTTATGCATTTCAAATGGCAATTGAGAATATTCATTCAGAAACATATTCTTTACTTATCGATACATATTTTAAAGATCCTAAAGAAAAATCAGAAGCATTAGATGCTATTAATCATATGCCTTGTATCAAAGATAAAGCCGATTGGTGTTTTAAATGGATTGATGATAAAGATGCTTCATTTTCACAAAGATTAATAGCATTTGCTTTAGTTGAAGGAGTATTTTTTAGTGGTGCTTTTTGTAGTATTTTTTGGTTAAAAGAGCGTGGATTAATGCAAGGATTATCATTTTCTAATGAATTAATTAGCAGAGATGAAGCAATGCATGTTGAATTTGCAGTTTTACTTTATTCCAAAATAGAAAATAGATTAGAAGAAGAAAAAGTACATGAAATAGTTAAAGAAGCAGTTAACGTTGAAAAAAAATTCATTAATGAAAGTATACCATGTTCTATGCTAGGTATGAATGCTGAATTAATGAGTTTATATATAGAATTTGTTGCTGATAGACTTTTAACACAATTAAATTATAATAAAATATGGAACTCTGCTAATCCATTTCCATTTATGGAAAGAATTTCTATTGAATCAAAAACTAATTTTTTTGAAAGTCGTGTTTCACAATATAGTAAAGCTAATGTGGGTGGTAAACAAGATCATACTGAATTGCGTAAATTTAGTTTGGAAGCGGATTTTTAATATCCTTATTATTTTTAATTGATAGTATATATGATAATATTGATCCCGTAGGAATTATTTGTTTGTGCATTTTAATACTAAATTAATTTATTTTTTAAATAATTTAAAATAAAATGTTTAAAAGAAGCTATCAATTTACATAACATTGAAGTTGAAATTCAAATCGCTTTATTACGTAAATAATATATAAAAATTTATTATAATATAATAATATAATGTTATCAAATAAATTATTATTATTTTTATTATATATTTACTCAATTAATGGTTACATTAATACTATTAATATAAATAATAATATTAATTTAAAAAGTAATGTAAATAAAAATAACAATATTAATTTTTTAATATGGAAAGGTTTTTCTATTCCTAGTAAAAATTATATTGAATTTAGTAAATCTATTATTAATGAGGGTTTAAAAAAAGACTTTAATATTAATATTACTATATGCAATAATTATAATTTCCCTGTTACTGATTTAAATAATACTATTCTTTTCGGCCATTCATCTGGTGGTTATCATTGTTTAAATAATAATAATAAATTAAAAGCTAAAATTACATATGGTTCTTCGCCAAAATACATATATGATAATACGATTTTTAAAATTAATAATAATAATGATATTGATACATTAAATATAATTGGTGAATACGATGGTTTTATATCCTATAATAAATTATTAGATCAAATATATTATAATATTAATAACAATATTAAAAATAATAAGTTAATTTGTTCTAAATCAAATCATTTATGTATTGTTGAAAATAAAAAAACCTTTATATCTAGTTTACTATGTATGTACGATCATAAATTGAATTCAGATTATACTATTATGACTAAAGATGTTATAAATGTTATTATTACTTACATTTTATATTTAAATAATAATAAAATTAAAATACATAATTGTAAATACACTGATAATATATTAAGTAAAAATATTATATACAAAGTTGATAATTATAAACATTTTCTTAGAACTAAACCTGATTTATCTAAAACATATATGTTTATTGATAATTTTAACAATTATACATATATTAAAACAGCAGGAATATTTGGTGATATGTTACTAGATACTTTAGAATATAAATCAAATAAAGAAATTAAAGAAGTTACTACTACTTTAGAATGGTTATTTAATAAAAATAAAGATAAAGATATTTTTGTTTTTAATTATAAAAAAAAAAATTATAAATATTTTAAATTGCCTTATATTATTAAATAAGTAATGCTAAATTACGATTGAAATTTCTTGTTCTTTCAATATGTATTTCTCATGTTTCTAGTTTGCATTTTATTACTATTTAATAAATCACTTGATATATAATTTTTATTAACTCCTCTAGTTTTTAACCAATTAATTATTGATCCTTTTTCTTTTTTATTATATTAATAATAATATATTTTCTGAATATTATCACACCATTTTACTTTTTTTCTAAAATTCTTAGTATTTATATATTTATCATTTATATAAGTATTATTTAATTTTAAATATGAATAATCGAATTTTTTTTTTGCAAAATTTTCTAATAAAATATCAATATATTTATTGTAATCAAAATTATTAATATTATCCATACTTAAATTTAATTTTCAATAATAATTTAATAAAAATTATCATTTTTTATATTTAAAAATATTGTATATTTTATTATATAATATGCGTAAATTATTTATATTATTAATTTTTGTTAATTTAACACATGGTTTTATTGAAACTATGATTTCTATGAAACTAGAAAATAATAAAAATATTAATAATAAACCTCTACATGTTAATAAATTTAAATATTATTTTAAAATGACACGTCCTGAAGGTATACCATATGAATTTGGATTACCATTAACAGGAAGTTATTTAGTAAATAAAAATATATCTATATTTATTAATCCCAAAGTTTTATTAATTGGAATATTAAGTGTTTTAATTGCTAGTATAAGTATGTTGATCAATGATTATTTTGATTATAAAAAAGGTACAGACGATAATAAAAAAGAAAGAATATTAGTAAGTAGAAAATTAAAAACAGAGGAGGTATTATATGCAACAACAATCTTAAGTATATTTACTTTTTATATAATAAGTTATATTGATAATAATTTAGTTAGATGTATATTATCTAATTCTTTATTATTAGCATATATATATACGCCTATTTTAAAACCATTACCTTTAATTAAAAATATTGCTGTCGCCATAACAATATCACAATCTGTATTAGTTGGTGGGTTAATATTAAGCGATTCAATAATATATGTTATACCCACTGTTATATATTTATTTAATGTAATAATGTGGCAAGAATTAATATTAGATATATTAGATGTAAATCATGATAAAAATAGTAATATTAATACTATTCCTGTAATATATGGTAAAAAAAATGCTAATATAATCGCACTTATATTTTTATTATCTGGAACAATAATACCATATGGTTTTTTCATACCATTTATATTATTACAATTACCTTTAATTGGTATGACAACACATGCAATAATATCTAATAGAATGTTAAATAAAAATGCATTAAAAATATCAAAAGTAATAATGTTGTTGACAGGAATTTTTATGTGTAACATATAATAGATAATCAATATGACCAAATATAAATATATATGTTTACGTTTTATTATTGACAAAAATGTAAAAATTTATAAAAAAGAAAGTTCAAATAAATTATATTGTAAAAATAAGATTAATACTAAAAATGGTAAGAAAATATGCATGATATCGCTTAATAATTATAAAAAAAAAAGAAAAAAATTAATGTTATTAAAACATAATAAAAAACAGGTTGCTAAACAATCTTCAAAAAAAAAAACTAGAACTGCTTCACAGCGACCTAAAAATAATAAAAAAAAGGGAGGGGGGCTAACATTTAAAGAAAATATAACACATCGTGAAATTTCAGCATTAATGATAGATGATCAAACTAATAAAGAATTAGGACATTTTTCTTTAAAAATTTCTAGACCATATGATTTATCTGTAAGTATAGATGATGATTATCAAGGTCTTGGATTATCTAAAAAACTTTTAGAATTATTTTATAATGTTATAACTAGAAGACATTATCGTACTGATCGCAATGGTAATAATGTGTATGTTTTTGAGAATGGAATCACATTGAATGATACTGATATTTTAGTAATAGATACAGATGCTAGTTCGAATGCGAGAGGTGTTTCTTTTTGGGATTATATAGGTATGAAACCGAATAGACATTATGATAGAGGAAATTCAAATAGACATTATGAATCAAGTGGTTATGAAAAAACTATAACTTTAAAAGATATATTAATTAGAATATATAATTTAACAAATTAAATAAAAGTATAATCTAATAATATAAAAACAAAAAAATAACACCAAAAACAAAAGAACTTTTTGATAAAATGCATGCACATTTAAAGATGAAGTTAAAAAAAAAGCAAAAGCAATAAAAACTAAAGTGAAAAATAAACTAATTTATAATACAAAAATTATTTTTTTATGGATTATATATAAAATCATTTCTTGGTATTTCTACAACTTGATATGGACTTGTATTTAACATTGGTGAATTAAAACTAATGATATTTGGTATAGCATACATATCTCTTAATTTATTACCAAGTATTATATCATCGGTAATAGATATTTTAACATCATTATTATTGTTTGTAGGAGTCATATAAAATTCAGAAGAATGTCTATCTTTTTGTCTAGCAAATAATTTCCAATTATTATTACCAGTATCTTTTTCTTCTGAATTATTTGTTACATAACCGACGAGACGAAATGTATCATTTACATTATTAGTTTTAATATACATACTTCTATTAATAATATTGTTAGTTAATTCAGTATGATTATTAGTATCAGAACGATTAATAGGTGGAAATAATTCATCATTTAATACTCTATAATCTCTAACAATAGTATCAGAACGAGTAGTTTTATAATTATTATTATTATTATTATTATTTTTAATTTGATTTAATTGTTTGAGAGACATACAAATTTTATCAGAATTATGATTTTTATGAATATTTAATTCATTATTAATTTTATTAAATTTATGTTCTAAATTAGTGTATTTTAATTTAATTTCATTAATTTCATCTATTTTTAAATTATTTTTATTATTAATTTTATTTAACTCTGATTTAATATTATTATTATATTTTTTTTTTTCTAGATAAAATTTATTAATAGAAATTTTATTATTTTTTTCAATATTTATTTTTTTTTTTAAATTTAAATTTGAATAATAAAGATATACTGAAAATAAAATAAATAAAATAATTAAAATTATTAAAAAATATATAAATAAATTATAATTTTTTTTTGACATATTCTTCTAAATATCTATATAATAAAAAATTTTAATGATGAAAATTTATTTATAAAATAAAATAAACCAATTTTGTAATTCCCAAGTAATAATATAATTATAACCTAATGATTCTGCTAAATTATTAATAGAATTATAATCATGTATATAATAAAATCTATTTATAATATTATTAGGTGATAATTTCCATTTGACATAATTTGGACCACAATTAAAATCACGATAATCTATTTTATTTTTAATATAATTTTCATTATTAAAATTTTTTTCTTTAGACCAAAAAGAAATTAGAAGAGTACCATTATCAGATAATGAATTTAGTAAATTTAAAATAGCTAATTTTTGTTCTTCAATTGTTTCTAAATGATGTAAAGTAGCAATAGCAATAATTTTATTATATTTTTTATTAGATTTAAAATTTAACACATCATTATAATAAACATTTAAATTTTTAGCGATACAAATATTTAATAATTTATTTGAAATATCAAAACCTTCTGAATTATACCCAATATTATTAGCATAAATCATATTTTTACCATTACCACATCCACAATCTAATAATGTATCATTAGTATTATAATTATTTAGAAATTCTTTAACAGTATTCCAAATTCTAACTCTTGAATTATCAAAAGAATTTGCAATTAAATCATATTGATTTGCAATAATATTATTATGAGTATTCATATAAGGTTATAATTAATATATAATTAATATTTAAATAAAAATAGGATAGATAAAAAAAATAATATTATGGAGTCAATTATTTATAAAAGAATAAAATATTATATTACTTTACTAAATAAAAAATCAATAATAAAATAGGATGGGAAAAAATAAATTACCATATATATTTATATTTGATATAGATAATTGTATAATTGGTAATGTTGAATATCCAATATACGAGTATGAATTAATGCAATTAATTAAAAATAATTGTAATAAAAAAGATGTTTTAAAAAAATGTAAAAAATATATAGATTTTGTAAAAGAATTAAAACAAGGTTTATTAAGACCATATTTTAGTGAATTTATTAAATTTATTAAAAAAATATATAAAACATGTGAAATATATGTTTATACAAATTCATCATATACTTGGACTTATAATGGATTAGTATATAATATAGAAAAAGCTGCAAAAATGAAATTTAATAAACCATATTTTACAAGAGATTATTCGCATTATGATATGTCTAAATCGTTGACGAATGTATTAAATGTAATATTTAAAAAATTAAAAAAAAAATATCCATTATTAAATTATAAAAAATTTAGATATGAGGTATTTAATAATAGATTAATATTTATAGATAATATAAAAGATAATTTAGCAGATTTTCCAAATAAACAATTAACTTGTCCCGAATATAAATTTAATAAAAAATATAATGTTCTTAATAAAATATTAAGGAAATACAAAATTAAAAAAAGTGAGTTAAATAAAAAAGAAATAAATAATTATATTAATGCGAAATTATTAATAAATAAAAATAAAAAAAATAATACATATAGAGATATATTTTTCAAAAAATTAATTAAACAATTTAAAAAACTTAATAAGAATATTAATAATGAAAATATTAAAAAATTAAATTTTGAATTAAATTAAAAATCATGATAATATTCATTATAATAATTAATATTTTTTTTTTCAACTGGGGGCGAAGATGTTGGAGGTGAACTAATTGAATTACAATGAATGGGTACGGGATGATCTTTATAGAAATTATCGATTTTTTTATATGATATATTATCACAAATATGATAGTTATTATCTTTAACTAAATGATAAATATATGATTTATCAGTTCTATACAATTTATTTTTTAATGATTTATTTGAAAAGATATTAACATCATTTTCAGAGTTAGATTTTTTTAATGTTGAATTTTTAAGAGGATATTTATTACATTTTACAATATTAAATAAATTAAATATAAATATTATATAAAAATATAAATATTGTGAATCAAAGAATTTTTTCATTATTATTAATAATATAATTTTATTATTTTAAATAAAATATCATTTTTTTTTTATACTAAGTAAATAAAAAATATATATAAATATAAATAAATTATTTATAACGAGATTAAATAATTTTATTATCCATTTAAAATAACTTTTAAAGAGACCATTCGCAAGTTTATTATTTGAAATGAATTTATTAAAATATTATTTAAACATTTATAGATTAATTAATATTTTTTATCCATTCAAATTCTGTAATATATTTATTTGTAGGTTTTTCAAGAATAATTATACTTTCTTTCATTTTAGAAACAAAGTTTTTTAAATCATTAATATTTATTTTACCATCAAATAAATATTCGTGTCTATCTAATAAAGCACCTTTCGTAACTTTACTATTATTTAAATGAATTACTATTACATTATTTAGTTCTGAAAAATTTTTATAATATTCCATTATATCAAAACCAGAAGACCAAATATGTGCGGTATCAATACAGATGCCTAAATTTTTTTTTTCTTTATTTGTAAATTTATTATAAAATTTACAAAAATCTAATGGTGTTTTAAGAAGTTCAGTACCTACTCCTGCTGGATTTTCAATAATTAATTTTGATTTATAGTTATTATTTATTAAATATGAAATAATATATTTAATAGACTGATACATATTTTCTAATCCTTTTTCGGGTGTTAATTTAGTATATTTACCTACATGAACTACAACTCCTATACCATTTAATAATTCACACGCATCTAATTCTGCTATAAGTAATTTAATCCACCATCTATCTTTTATATCAATTACTCTTTTATTAATATGTGAATTAGCTAAATTTATAACATATGATGCATGAACAACTAATTTAAAATTATTAGTATCGCAAAATTCAATAACTTTTTTACTTTCTTCATTAATTTTTTCTTTATTTGGGAACGAACTATTCATAGGCGAAGAAACAAATATTTGTATAGAATTACCATTATTATTATGAATATTTTGAATAGTTTTTAAAATAGAAATATCTTTAGTAATATGTGCGCCTATATATTTCATTATATTAGTTATACTTAAATAAATTATAATATAATTAATAAAAATTTATATCATTTTTTATTTAATAATACAAGAGTTATGATTATAATCATCCGGCATATATGAATGAATATTATTATTTAAATCAATAAAACATTCCCTTTGTAATCTTTTAGAATATTTAAAAACAGTTCTAGTTATTTTATCAGATGCAAGTAAAGAAACAATAATAGTTTGTAAAGGAGCATCACCATATCTATAATAAAAAATATTACCTGTTTTATCAATTTCATCAATTATTTCTAAAACCTCTTTTTTTTTCCAGAAATTAATATCAGTTATAAAAAAATTATTATAATACATCATTGGCATATTTATTGTAAAAGTATCATTATCATAATCTTTATCATTAACTATATTATATAATTCTTTCAATTTGTTATATATTGGTTGTTTATTTGTAATATTTGCTTTAACAAAAAGTTTATCTAATTTTTCATTATTTGTATTTGGTAAAATTTTTTTAAATAATTCTTTCATTTCAAAATTACATATTCCACAGTCAATATGTATTATATTAGACATATAAACATTATTATTTTCTTTCAATAATTTGAATAGATCTGTTGTAATTGGTTCTTCTATTATACTATCATCATCCAATCTCATTATATAATCATAATTTTCACAATATTTTGGAAAATGCTTTATCCAAAAATAACACATTGATCTATATTTTTTATTTCTCCAATATGGTACTATTTGCATATTTACACTTTTATTCAATTTCTCTATATTGATATGATCCGGTATTTCAAAATCTTTTTTATCAATTTCTTTAAATTTAATTAATTCTTTACATTCACCTCTTATTCCAGTAATGATTTCTCTTTTATCTCTATCATTATAATCACCTTCGTGTAAAATAATAATAGGATATCTATATTTATTATTAAAATTTTTAAACAAAAAATATAATGTAGTTTTTAAATATACTTTTCTTTCAATAGTATTTTGTGTTAGAATTAAAATTGCTGCATTTAAAGTCATTATTATTATATTAATAATAATTATATTATCCTTAATTCATTTTAATTAATATATTATTATATTCTTTTTTCAATTTTTCTAATTCTTTATCTTTGTTGATTAATTTATTCTGTAAATGATCTATTTTATTACTATTTTCAACATTGCATTTATCTAATTCTGTTTTTATATATTTATTATTTTCTTTTAAAGTATGTAATTTATTAATATGATAATTATTATATTTTATATATAAATCAATATCTCTGTCATTAAATATTTTATTATAATATACAAAAGAAAACAATTCCATGTCAATATTACTATCTTTATTTTTTTTTCTATTAATTATCAATGGTGTAGAACCATATGTTAATTTTCTATTAACATCATGTTTACCTTTATAATTAAAAACCTTTACTAAATTATCTAATATTATTTTTATATTATTACCATCATATATTAATCCTAATAATGTATTTCTATTATATATTAATTGACTATCTATTCCTTTCCAATCAAATGCTTTATCTCCTATTCTTATTCGAATTGTTAAATCACATGTATTTTTATTTATTTGAGAATCTTCTTTTATCATTAATGATATTATACCACCTTTGTATTTTGTATTGGGATCACTATCATCATTTAAACCTGATTCATCAACAATTGTTCCTAAAGGTAATTCAAATAAATTATTATATGTATTTACATTTATTTCTTTTCCTAAATTTTTAATTTTACTTATAAAAAATATACTAAATGGTTCTAAAATGTTTTCATTATTTTTTGAAAATTTTATAGCAATTGGTCCGGTTAATTGTATATTATTTAAATTTACAGATGAAATTGTATCTTCATATTTAATTATTTTATCACTTGTAATGGGTGTACTTGTATTAAACCATTTTCTATTATTTTCTTCATCCATACCTGGTAAATCTATTTTATTATTAACTTCATCATACCATATATTTTTTTCTTTGTAAATTTTTGGAAATTTATTATTATAAGTATTAATATGCATTAATGCAGATTTAATATATGGAATTTCAAATAAATCTTTTTCATGATTAAATTTTTCAGTTGATCTAAAATTAGAATAACATTTAGAATGTACTATTTTTTCATCATCATTATTTAAATCACTTGATTTATTATTATTATTAGTATTTGGTAAAACTGATTCTACTAAATCTTCATTTTTAGAAGTTGCTATTATAGTTTGCATAGCACTTACAATATTTTTGGGAATATTATCTGAATTATTAGATAAATTATTATTTTCCTCAAATGTTATATTTTCTGAATTATTATTTTCATCAACTGTTATATTTTCTGAATTATTATTTTCATCAACTGTTATATTTTCAGAATCATTAGATAAATTATTATTTTCATCAACTGTTATATTTTCAGAATTATTATTTTCATTAACTGTTATATTTTCAGAATTATTTTCATCTTTATCGTTATTGTAAATCATATCAATATTTGCTTCATTTTCATTACCTATATTATTTATTGTAGTATAATCATTAGTTGTATCATCATCTTCTAAATATTGATTGTCGGTTACATCACTTGTAATATTATCTTCAAAATGTTCTTTATTTAAAAAATTATGCAATATATATATACTAATTATTATAAATAATCCTAATAGAAAAGCTATTATCCATATTAATTTTTTATTCATATTTTAATTATCCTCTCTATATTATTAATAATAATTAAAAATATATAAAGAATTAACATATAAAAAATTATATAATGACTGATAAATCTGTTCTAAAAAATAGTGAAAATGACACCAATAGTATTTGTTCCGATGATGAAGTAGTAAATAATCAAGAAAATAGTATTAAAAATATTTTATCTAATATACAGAAAATACAAAAAACAAAAAGTAAAAAAACAAAAAGTAAAAAAACAAAAAAAAAAGATTCAGAAGAAGTTGTAAATATAGAAGAAAGTGACGATGACGATGATGATGATGACGAAGATATTGAAGTATCAGGAAGTTCTGATAATGAAGAAGATGATAATGACGATGATGATGAAGATGATGAAGACGAAGATGATGAAGATGAAGATGATGAAGACGAAGATGATGAAGACGAAGATGATGAAAATGACATGTTTGATAGTATAGGTGTTACAAATGAAGCATTGGGAGCAATGTTTCAGGGAGTATTTATTGATAATGAAGGAAATACAATTGCTGATTTATTATCAAAAATTGCAGAAGAATTACATAAATTAAATCATAATATGAAAAAAACATATAGAAAATAAGAAAATAAGTAAATAATAAATAAAAATTATATTTTTGGATAAAAAATATAAAAATTGATTAAATAATGATATTTATTTTTATAAATGTCAAATACGATATGTATTTGGGATAATTTACCAGATTGTCTATTAAAAGAAAAAATTTTATCACAAATATATTATAAAATAGATGAAAAAATATTAAATGATATAAAAAGTTATTATTATACAATGGAATATATTAAAAAAATTTATAATAATGATATTTTATGGGATTTAATATTAGTATTTGAAACAAAAAAAGATAATAAAGAAAAAGATGAATTATTTAGAAATTTAATAAATAAAAATTCAAATCATGAATATTGGATACGAAAATATATAAGTAAAATAGGTATCTATAGCAGAAATTATTTCTTATTTTGTATTTTAAAAAATTATAATTATATGATTATATAAATATAATTAATAATATGAATTATAAATGAGTACTATATGGGATAATTTAAATAAGGATATATATTTAGAAATATGTAAATATATATATTATCCTCAAGATAAAAAATTATTAAATGATATAAGAAGTTATATTTTGGTAAAAAAAAATTTACTATTATTTTATAATTTACATATAATATTATGGCATTTATTAAAATATTATAATGATGAAAACAAATATTATGATTTTAATATTGAAGAAATAAATGGTAGAGTAAGTTGGAGAGAACCATATAAAACAAAATTCAAAAATATAATATCAAAATATTTACTTAAAATGTCTTCTAAAGAAAGATATATATTTTTAAATAAAATGTCAAATATTGTTTAAAAAATTTTCAATATAGATTATTTTTTTATTATAATTTAAATGATGTTCTATATTACTAATTTTTGCTCCATATTTATTTCTTTGTTTATTACTTGTTTTATTTTTAAATTTAAATATTAAATTCTGGATTTTATTAATATTATAATGATAAATTTCATAAAAACTCATAACAAAATTAGATTTTGATGAATATTTTTGATATCTATTATAATTATCATAGATAATATTAAAATTAAATGCAATTAATAAAAATTCTTTATCCATTAAAATATTAATTATAATAATATATCATTTTTTAAAATTATATTGTAATTAATTAATGATGTCTGAAACAAAAGAATGTTTAATATGTAATAATAATTATTATAGTGATAATTTACATTGTCATATATGTAAAAAATCAATATGTTTAAATTGTTGTAATAAATTGGAATCAAGAAAATCAGTAATGATAGCAGATGAAGAAATATTTATTAAATATAATTGTCCATATTGTAGAAATGAAAATAATAAACATATTAAATTATTTAATAAAAAAGAATTATTAGAAATTTATAAAAATAATTTAATATGTTATATTAATTCTTATAAAAAGAATAAAAATTATGATTTTAATTTAAATATGTTAAAGAATTATAATAATACATTACAAAATGAATTGCAAAGAAAAAATGAAGAAATAAATAGATTATCTGAAACATTAAAACATGTTATAAATACAAATAAAAATAATACTGTAAATTATGAAAGATTATTAAATTTATATAAGGATTGTTTACTACAAAATGGATATAATAAAAAATATTATCAATAATTAACAAAATAAAAATGTGTTGGTATACAACAATATGTTATTTTGGTACAAAAATTAAAAATAATGATATAACTAGTATTGTTACTAATAATGAATGGAAAAAATTTGTCAAAAATAATATTGCAACTCGTTTTAATTCATTTAGTGTTTCTAATAAAACGGGTTATTGGTATGGTGATAAAGAAAAAACACATACATTAACATTAATACATAAAGCGGATCCTAAAATAATGGATAATTTAATAAATCTAGCAAAAGAATATAGTTTAATATATAAACAAGATGAAATAATAATAAATACAACAAAAAGTGAAAATTTTATAGAAATTAGTAAATTATAAAAAAGTACATTTCTTAAAAAATTTTAAATTTTTAAAAAACTTTATAAAAAAAAATTAAAAATAAAAAAATGTACTTTTTTTATTAATATTTATTAATATTTATTAATATGAATATAATTAATATTAAAGAGATCAATAGTATTGATAAAATGTTATTTAAAATTAATGATAGTAATAAAGTTACTATATTATCAAATGGTAATGTTGGAATTGGAACAACTAATCCTTCTTATAAATTAGATGTAAATGATAAAGTAAGATTAGAAAATGCAGTTATTGGTGATATAGGACATGGTGCAACATATTGTGGATTTATACATTCATCAATTAGTGGTAGTGTAAATAAATATGCATTATTACAAAGTGATAATGGTGATACATATTTAAATTGTGCAACAGGTAAAAATCTAAATTTTAGAATTGAAAATAGTACTAAAATGCAATTAAATTCAAATGGTAATGTTGGTATTGGAACATCTAATCCAGTAGAAAAATTAGAAGTAAATGGTTGGATAGGAAGAACAGTACATAATAATGGTGCTTTATGTGGTAGTTATAATAATGTTGGTGAAAATTCTCTAAAAACAAATCCTATATATGTAATTGGAGATAGTTATAAACCAGATGAAAGTAGTTTAAATAATATGTATGGAATAGGATATTCACATACAAATGTTGATTTTATTAATTCAGATTCAGGTACTGGTTGGGGAATGTATGTAGCATCTGATGGTGATGCTAGAATATTTTTAAATGGAACTACTGGTAAAGTATCATGTTCGGATGTAGTTAAACAAGGTCATACTTATACACAATCATTAATTAGATCATATCAATTTTATGCAACAGGAAATCCTACATCTTGGGAAATACCAACATTAAAAGGAAACTGTATATTACATGTAGCAATAAACAATAGTTATGGGACATTTTGGGGATATGGTTTGTCTCCAGGAACATATAATGGTACATTTGGATATAACTATAATCACGGTTTAAGTTATTATATACCATATTTTACAACAGAGGGTGCATCAGCAGGTCGTTGGAAAGGTTGGATATATAATGCAAATAATGCCAAAGTTCAAGTTACAGAAATATGGTTTTAATTAATTTATAAATGAAGGTTTAATTGGGAATGGAGTTATATTTTCTATATTAAAACCATTATAATTAATTACAGTTGATTCAGACATATAATCTCTCAATTTTTGCCTATATATTTTTAATTCATTTATTTTTTCTTCATTCATACCTGGAAAATCTAGTAATAAATAAGGATCTGATTCATATAATAATTTATTTCTTTTTTCTCTAGTGTAATATATATAATTTTTATTAGCTTCTAATGTTACTTCTAATGGTATTTCATTTACTGAATTATAATTTGTTATTATTGGTTGATATGTATTATCTATGTTTGATGTATTCATATTAATAATATACTAATCTTAATAAATAAAAAAATAGTTTTTTAGAAGATAAAATAGAATTACAAGAAATATTAATAAACAATTTAATAAATAGGATAGAACAATTAAAATTCATAAATTAATTTAATAAAAAATGTTTTAAAATAATAATTATTTAATTTATATAATCATTCCATTTTTTTTTATCTAATTTAATATTATTGCCACTAGAATCTTTTAAATATAATCCATATTTGCCAATATGTAAATAATTATTATTTTCTATTTGTTTTGGAAGTGATGAAAGAAATTCTATTTCTTTTGTTTCTAAATCATCAACTGTTTTTTTTTTCCATGTTAAATATGGTTCAATATTAACATATCTATTATCTTTTTCATGATAATAACAGTAACCATATTTGCTTTTAATAATACCAGTTTTTTTAGTATTATTAAAAGAATTATTATTTGTATTAGTATCAATAATAGGTAAAATTTTATTATAAAATTGTTGTAAAATATTTTCTTTAGTTATTTCACCATTTGATATTTTATCAAGTGCTTTTTCCATTTCTGAAGTAAAATTAATATTTAATAAGAATGGTATAATATCTTGTAAATAAAGAATTGATTTAATACCTAAGTCTGTAGGTACTAATAAATCAGTATTTTTACCACCTGTTTTAATTTCTTTATTAGTAATTTTAATATTTTTTTTATGTTTTTTTAAGAAATTATTAATATTAATATTAATAGATGGATTGGGTCCTTTATTTACATATTTTTTTTGAAATAATTTATCAATAATTGAAGAATATGTAGAAGGTCTTCCAATTCCTTCTTTTTCCAATTTTTTAATAAGAGATACTTCAGTATATAATGATTTAGGTTCATTAATTTCACCAGTACATAAGAATGAATCAATTATTAAATTAGATTTTTTATTTAATTTATTATAATAATCTTTATAATCTACTGATTCCTTATTATAAATTTTTAAGAAACCAGGATCAGTAAGAAAAGATTTTTCGCATTTAAATATATAATTATTACAGAGTTGATTATTAGTACATTTAATTTCTGTATTAACATTTGTGTATAAAGCTTTTATCATTTGTGATGCAATAGTACGTTTCCAAATTAATTTATATAATTTAATATGATAATCTGTTATATCATCAGAATTTGATATATCATATTTATTAGGATCAGTTATTCTAATAGCTTCATGTGCTTCTTGGGAATTAGCAATTTTATTTTTAAAATTTCTAATAACAGAATATTTTTCTCCGTAATTATTAGTAATATAAGTTTTTAATTTATATTTAAAATCATTTGAAAAATTTACAGAGTCAGTCCGCATATAAGTAATTAAACCATTTTCATATAATTTTTGTGCGTATTCCATTGTTTTTTTAGAACTATATCTTAAATTATTATATGCATCTTGTTGTAATGTAGTAGTTGTATATGGAGAAGAAGGAGATTCATAAGATTCGTTAATAAAAGAATTGATATCAAATTTATTATTAATATTATCAAGATTATCTAATATAGAATTAATAGCATTTTCATCATTAATTTTAGAAGAAATAGTATTGAGATTAATATTATTATATTTAAATTTACCAGATAAAATCCAATGTTTTTCAGCTTGATGATTATTAATATTATTTAATTGTTCGATACATAATAACAATGCAACACTTTGAACTCTACCGACACTTAAAAATTTATCATTAAATTTATTCCATAAAATTGGAGATAATTTAAATCCAACAATTCTATCTAAAAATCTTCTAGTTTCTTGTGCTTTAACCAAATTCATATCAATATCTAATGGATTTTGAATAGCATTTATTATAGCATTTTTAGTAATTTCATTAAATTTAATACGATAGCAAGTTTTATTTTTAATTAAATCTTTTATATGATTTTTAATATGATATGCGATAGCTTCGCCCTCTGTATCGGGATCAGCGGCAATATATATATTATCAACATCTTTAACAAGATTACGAATATTATTTAAAATAGATTTTTTAGTAATAATATAAGTTCCATTCCATGAATTAATATCAATACCAATATTATCTTTAGGTAAATCACAAAAATGTCCTTGAGAAAAAGTTACAATATATTTATTAGGAGAGTCTTTTAAATATTTAGTAATAGTTTTAGTTTTTGTATAACTTTCGACAATTATTAAATTTTTAGACATAAGATAAAATGTATATAATAAAAAAAAATCAATTTTTATATTTAAGTATTTAAAGATTTTTTATAAACATTTATAGGACAAAATAAAAAACCTACTTTAGTATTATAATGCATATGAATATAATTATTAATATCTTTCCACATTTAATAAAATTTTAACCCTTATTTGCAATTTTTTTATAATCAGCATAAGCATACATTGTTTTTTCAGCGGTAGCAGTGGGTAAAACATAATATTTAGAATCATAAAATTCAGGATGATGACCGTTATTATTTCTATTTATTAATGTTTTTAAATTACATTTATCTGGTAAATCAATTCTAATAGATATAGAATCTGTATTTTCAGGATTTATTACAAAATAAATAGCGGGTGGTATTTTTTCTTTTGAATTTAAAATACAATAATAACTATTTGGATATGTAAAAGTAGTATTATAGGAATTATTTACAATATCATGTTTATTTATAGTATTTTCAAATGCAATTTCAGTACTTGGAAAAGGTAAAGAATTTCCACTATAATTAATTAATTTATCAGGTGGATTAGCAGATATAATATGTGCTTTAACATTTTTAAGTAATGTACCACTAATTGTAACTTTATCATTAACTATTTCAATATTTCCAGAAACATATTCATTATTATATTTCATAATATATATATCTTATCTCTATATAAATTATTTAAAAAAAAAATCAAAAATATTTTCATATATATAATTATTATGAATTATATTCAGCATAGTCAACTGTTCTACCATCACCTAAACCATTTTCATTAAATAATTTTCTTGAACATGATGTAGCATTACAAGTAACTAAATATTTTTCTGGTAACATAGTATTATTATTGCCAACTGGTTGTTTAGATTCTACTCCAGGAATTAAATTTAACTTAGTTTTTTCAAAATCACTTTTCATTATAGTTTCAGCATTTTTTTGTAAATATGTTCTAGTTTCATAGCTACTTTTTACTAAATCATTTGCTCCAACTGTTTCTATTAAATCTGAATTAACAATGCATTTTGGGCGATAATCAGTCATTACACGACCATCTGACATTCTTAAGGGTACTGTTGAATAAGACGAAGTACCATCCATTTTTTTATATACTATCTATATCATAAATAGAATTTTTTTTTTATTTAAATTGTTCATTTAATATTCTATCTATAAGTACTTGTTTTGTACCTTCATCTGAACCACCATTATTTATACAAATTTCTTTTAGTTTATCAACTGTTAATTTATTAAGTTTAGATTTTGTATATGTTGTTGAATTTGTTTGACCTGAAACAATTGAAACATTATCTTCATTTTCTTTTTTTACCGATAAATTAACAGAATTATTAATATCAAAAGTTTCAGTCAAATTAGGTAATTCTTCATTATTAGGTTGTATTATTTTATCTACAATATCTTCAATATCATCATTATTATCATTATTATCATTATTATCATTTTCAGAATTAATCTTTTCTTCCATTATTTTTTGTTGCATCATTTGTTGTTGCATCATCTGTTGTTGTATCATTTCTTGTTGCATCATTTGTTGTTGCATCATTTGATGATGCATCATTTCTTCTGGTGTAATTTCTTTGTCTTCGTTATTATCGTGATATTCTGTATTATTTTTATTCATATTATTGTGCATGACAATATCAACATCAGAATCATTACCAAAAATTTCATTCATTTCTGTGGGTATTGAACTATCAGTTGTATTATTATTATTATCCCGTAAATTTTTCAACTCTTTTTTAAGTAATGAATTTTTTTTTTCAAGACTATCATTTGAATTTAATAAATTTGAAATTCTTCTCCAAAAATATAAAAGTATTAATATACTAATAATTCCTAAAAAACCAAACAAATAATAATATATATTATTTATTTTAAAATTATTTAAATTAAACATAAGTTTTATCTAAAATATTATTGCATATTATTTTTTTCATATTTTTCGCACTATTTATTACTGATTCCGGAAATTTTTTATTAGATAATAATTCTATAGCAATACATTGACATGAACTACCGTTTTTTATTTTATATGGAAAAATAAAAGAATTGTCATGTTTTTGAATAGCATCAACTGATAAATTAATAAAATATTGAGGATACATTTTTGATAAGGATGTTAATTTAAAAAAATGTGTGGTTATAATTATATTTATATTTCGTTTTAAACCTATATTTTCTGCAACAGCAAATGCAGTTGCCATACCTTCTGTAGGAGGAGTTGAATGCATTGGTTCATCCATTAAAAATAACCCTTTTTTATTTAAATTTAAAAGTTCATCTGCCTTATTTATCATTTTAGAACATAATTCTGCTTCTGCTTCAAAATAAGATTTTGAACCTAATTCATCAGATATTCTCATAAATGAATATATACAATCATATATTTGCATATTAGATCTAGAACCATATATTATTCCTAATGTTTGAGATAATAAAACATTACATAATATAGATTTAACATAAGTAGTTTTTCCAGCAGCATTAGGACCAGTAATAATAATATTTTTATTTAAATTAAGTGGATTTGATATTTGTTTTAAATCTAAAATAGGATTTTTCATATCCCATATTTTAGTTGATTCTGAATTATTATAATTTGCAAAAGTATAATTATTAATATGTTTTATAATAGAAATAGAATTAATTATATCATATGTATATATTGTAATCAATAATTTACTAATATTATTTTTAATATCATTATTTTTCCATAATTTATATATATTAGTCATTGTATTAGTTAAAGTAATATCACTAGGTTTATAATAATTTTTAATAAATGGTAATAATAATTCTTCCTGCGTTTTTTCTAAATTAAAATCATTAATAATATTATTTGTTTCATTAATAAAATTAATAAGTCCATTCATTTTTTCATGCAAAGTATTTTTTGTTTTATATAATATATATGAAAATTCAAATGTTTGATATATATTATATAAATAAAGAAAAATATAAATACAAAAAAATATAAATTTCATTATATTTAATTTAAAATTACCAGTTGATTTAAAAAACATTACAATAAAACCCTTTATCAATTTTAAATAAGATGTAAATGTTAGATTAAATTGCATATATTTATTTACATATAAAAATGGTGCTAATAAACTTGATAAAGGATATATCAATGCTGATAATGGAATAAAACCAATTTTATAAAAATGATATGTATCAAGTAATGGTTCAATTATATTCATATATGAATAAATAAAAGCGGTTGGAAATAAAATATTTATTGCATTATCTTTCATTATTTCATCATTTAATTTATAAGTCCATAAAATATCATTTTCATATTCTTTTAATACTTTAAAAGAAACTGTATCATAGTTATTAATATATGCTTTCTGTCTTTTTATTAAATTATCTATATTATTTATTGGATTATTAATAATTTTAAGTAATAATTCTTTACTTCCTTTTAATTCTGGTAATTCATAAGCCCATTTTTCAATATCTGTATCTTTATAAACATCTTTTGTAACCTCTATATTATTAATATTATCTATAAATAAATTAGAATGTGTTTCTAATAATTTATGAATAATATGTGTTTTTTTAGAATCGTCAAAATTTAAAAGTTCATTTAAATTTTTTATTTCTAATTCACTCATTTATTAAAATGTAATCTAAAAAAAAATCATATATAGTCGCACTATTATAATTAAATATTTAACTAATTAGATACAGCGATTAATTTATTTTCATTTTCTTTATTTTCTTTATTACAGATAATAATATTATTATTATTTAATAAACGTTTATTTATTAAATCCAAACATGATATATGTTTTTTCATTATATTCGCAACGTGGTAATGGTTTCAATATATTTTTTTTTTATTATGAATAATTATATTATCTTTAATAATTTTAAAATTTATTTCATCATTAAATTTTGAATTTATAAATATATGCATTATTATTACACTCTTACGAGTATTAATGTATGAATTTTTTTTAAATAATCGGAAAATATATAAAAAATGATTTAATTATTTATAATAAATAAATTATAAATATGTCTGATAAAATAACATTACTATTTAATAATAATATTTATATCATTGAAAAAGAACCATTTGAAACTTTAAATGAAACTTATACAAGAGGGTGGTATATTGTAAAAAATTATGATAAAATAGATTATAAATTATTGAATAGTTATTCTATTATTAATAATAATATTAATACTTATAATATGAATTATGAAATTAAATTACCTCTTTTAAAATGAAATGCTAAAAATACGGCAAATATCGTTGTTATAAAATTTAATAATACAAATAATATTACAAAAGGAATTATATAATATAATAAATGTACTAATAATGGTTTAATGATTTCGCTTTTTATACTTTGTTTTGAAATTTCATCCTTAATATATTCTATAATAATAGTTATAAAATCTGATTTTTTTGTATAATCTTCTTGCGTCATATTTAATTTAAGCTATATCTTATTTATTATCAGAATAAATTAATTATAAAATGAACGATAGCATAAAATATAAATTTAGAAAACCTTATTTTAAAAAAAAAGCATATATTTCGGAACCAAAAATACCAGTAGATATTAATTTAAATGATATTAAAATAAATAATTTAAATAGAATTTCTAGTAATTCAAATGCTTTAAAATTAAATTTATATATTGATAAAGATAATTTAAATATATTGAAAAATATAGATGAGTATTCATTAACTACTTTAAAAAAAAAAAATAAAGATTGGTTTAAAAATGATTTAAATAATGATGAAATAACCGAATTATTTAATTATTCTTTTTGTTCACAAACTAATACTATTGAAGCAATATTATCTAATAAAAGTACTATTAATTATAATAATAATATTATGGAAATTGATTCTAATTTACTGAATATATTAAAAAATAATAAAAATAAAATTATTAATATTACAATATCAAATATAGGTTTATATATTTTTAAGGAAAAAATACAAAATAAATGGTTTATTAAAAAAATTAATATTAATAATCAAGATGATGTAATAATAAGTGACTTTATAATAAATAAAGAAGAAATAGAAAATGAATGGGAAAATACTTTAAATGATACTATTACAAATCTAAATGAATTAGTAGATACTTATGAAAAAAATAAAATAAAAATAAATAATTTTATAAATATTAATTTAGATTTAATTCAGGAAATTAAAAATATTAAAAATACTGATAAAATTTGGGATAATAAAATTTCTATTTTAAAAAATAATATTAAGAATATTTTATCTATTAATGATAATAGATAGAAAGAAAATATTGAGGGATGGCTTCTAATAATAATACTATTGTTATATCATTTTCAATAGCCTTGTTCTTATTATTAATACTTTTATTATTAATTACATATAATTCCAAATGTCAAATGGATAATGTTGAAACCTTTTTAGGAGATCCGGTTTCTAATATTGCTAGAGAGCAGCAAGAAATGAAAAATATAAATTCTGTTGCAACAGTCGCTCAAAATGACCCAAAATTTTCGGTTAAAAATCAAATAGGTTCAGAATCAGAATTTTATGAAGATAATGTTTTAGCTTCAGATCCTAGTGGTAATTCATATGATGCTCTTGTTGATGATGAAGATGAAAAACCTCAACAACAACTTGTAGATGATGAAGATGAAGAAGAATTAGGTGGTATTACTCAAGGAACTTTAGCAACGGAAGCAACTACAAATTGTTTCCCTAAAGATAGATTAACATCGGATGATTTATTACCCCAAGGTGCTAATTCAAAATGGGCTACAGTAAATCCATCTGGAGCGGGTGATATTACAGATCAAAATTTTTTAACTGCTGGATATCATATCGGTATTAATACTGTAGGACAATCATTGCGTAATGCTAATTTACAATTACGTCATGAACCACCAAATCCTCAAATCCCTGTAAGTCCATGGGGTATAAGTACTATAGAACCGGATAGCAGAATGAATGGCTTATTAGATATCGGTGCAGCTCCCGCTTCAGAATAAATCTAATAATTTTTTTTTCAAATATTTATTATTAAATTTATATTTTACACACAATACTTAAAGAATTGAATTTAAAATAATTTAATAAATATTTTAAATTTATGGCTGATAAACAAAATTGTCAAGAACTATTATTATGTTCTATTAATGATTTTTATCAAAAAAATTTAAAATTTAAAAATACTTTTAAAGATATAATTAGTGGAGATCATAAATTATCTCTTAGATTAATTGATTGGTTAGTAACACATTATTCTAGAAATAATAATATTTTTTACTGGTTAAGTACTTCATTTGATGATATTTATTATAATTTACCTGATAATATTGATAATAATATAACTTATAAAAAAATAAATTTATATCATGATTATCGTGCGCAATTAAAATCATACTCGAAATTAAATTTTGACACTTTTAGAAGACATCAAAGAATAACTTTTTGCATAGATGATAAAAATAGTATTGAAACAACTGTAGGACAATTAAATTTTTTTAGATGGATTTTTAATAATAAAATTATATCTTATGCTTTAAATAATTATGATAATATTTATAATGATATGATTGCTAATAATAATTATAATAAAAAAATAATTAAAAAAAATAATAATTTTCAGGAAATTATTAAAACTAATTCTATACTTCGGTTTGACTAATATACTCATCATATGTTAGTATTCTTATGTCAATATTATTTTTTATATTTTCTAATGTTATATTGTTTGGTACATTTCTTAAATATTCTCTATAGTTTTTAACTTTCGTTTTATCACTATTTACATCTTCTAGAATTAAATAATCAGTTTTTTTTATTATTTTATTTCTTTCTTCGCGTATGCTTTTTATAATAATTGGTAATTGCATTTCTAATAAATTATCATCAATTGATATTTCAATATTATCATCATTTTTAATAATTTTAATTGGATAATCAATTAAATTTTCAGGAATATTATAATATTCGTATAAGTCATCTCTATCTTTATAATCACTTTCTTCTAAATCATTTAGATATATGCCATCTATAACCTTATTTTCTGCTTTAGAATATATTGCTATTTTATTACTCATTTTTATTAATATATATATATATATTTAAATAAATATTTTTAACTTAATCCATGTACTCTTCTTGTAAATTCTAAAACTACTTGTGTCATATAAAATTCTCCACCATGTATATTTTTAACACCTAAACTAAAACCATCTCCTCCTACACTTGATGTATCATACCATGGTGTCACCACCCATCGTTGTCCTGACTCTGCTTCAACATAAGTAGTTATACAATGACTTGTTAAATTAGTTAGCGTTGTACCATTCATAAATTTTAATTGATTATTACTATTATAAATATGTTTAGCAAAACCTTGCAAATAAATTGTATTTCCGTTTGTAGCACCTTTTATCCAAAATCTAATATATATACCATATGTATCTGTACTTCTTTTTAAATTATCAGTATAAGAATATAAATTATTTGGATTATTTTCCATAAAATGCAAATATCCTACCTCACCACTTTTTATATTTAGTTGATATCTATTAAAAGTAAGTGTATGACCGATTATACCATTCGCATTTTTTATATTTGAACCATATAATATATCAGAATATGTTGTACCACCCAATACATATAATTTATATTCAGCTTTCGGAGGAGCCCCTATTCCAACACCATTTTTATTTAAATGCATAATATCTGAATAGTCTTCTCCGTCATTATTTATAGTTTGAAATTTTATATTACCACCCGAATGACCTGCAAAAGCACCATCTAGTCTTATTCTTGCATATGTACTTCGACCCGGCTCTGCTCCGCCTTGTGCTATTATATCTACAGTAGTATTAATACCATCCCATGCTGCTCTTTTATGAACTGTTATGTATGGTGATATCTTATCCGAATTATTAAAATATCTTGAACATAAACTAATAGTATCTGCATCAAGAGCAATGTTATTTTGATTATTAATTTCATTTTTAAAATAAGAAACTAACGGTTTACTATTAAAAGTACATATATCAGCTTCTCTACTTACTGTTGTTCTAGTTGATATACTTGATGAATTACAATATAATATATCGCTAAAGCGACCCGTACCATTAACATCTAATTTTGATGCAGCAGGTGATGTAGTTCCGATTCCTACATTACCAGTAGTAACTTTTAATCCACCTGTAACACCAGTTGTATTTAATAATGTTAGTACATTACTATCTTCATATTGTGTTATTAGAGAATCAATTGTT